CTATGACGATGGTCGTGGTGGTGTGCTCTGTATGGACGACGCCTCTCAGGCTCAGGCTGACATTCAGAAGGTGCTGGCCAACATCTGCCAAGCCCGTAACCTCCACGGGGTGCCTATCGCTGACAACTGGACTGTCATCTCCACTGGTAACAGGCAGTCTGACCGGGCTGGGGCCAATAGGGTCCTGTCACATCTGGCTGACCGTCAGACCACGCTGGAGTACGAGACACACCTCGATGACTGGTCCAGCTGGGCCCTTACTAACGGGGTCAAGACCGAGGTGGTGGCCTTCATTAGGTTCCGGCCCGGTCTGCTGCATGACTTCGACGCCAGCCGTAACAAGAACTCCACGCCTCGTGGCTGGGTCGAGGGTGTCAGTAACGTGCTGGGTGTAGTGCCGGCCGAGGCTGAGTACGAGTGCTTCAAGGGTGCCGTCGGTGAGGGTGCTGCGGCTGAGTTCGTGGGCTTCATCAAGATATACCGCAAGCTGCCTAACCCTGACGCTATCCTGATCAACCCCGACACGGCAGAGGTGCCGACCGATCCCGCTACGCTCTACGCTCTGTCTGGTGCCCTCTCCAGCCGCATCTCCAACGCCAATATCGACCGTGCGGTGACTTACCTGACCCGCTGCCCGGCTGAGTTCTCAGTGCTGGCTATGTCTATGGCTGTCCGCCGTGACCCCGGCGTCACCTCGACCAAGGGCTTCATTGACTGGTCAATTCGTCATCAGAGCGTTCTGTTCTAGTCTTGTTATTGATACAGGACTGATGTAGTATACATGCCATGCAACCAAGGAGGTCATGATGACTGTCGCCGAAAGTAACAAGCGCCGGGCTAAGCATGGCATGTATAAGTCCAAGGTTTACCATGCGTGGCAGACCATGCGTGACCGCTGCAATAACTCTAACAACGCCCGCTTCCACCGGTACGGTGGGCGTGGGATCACAGTATGTGATAGGTGGCATGAGTTCGATAACTTCTACGCTGACATGGGGGATGCCCCCCATGGTACGTCTCTCGACCGTATAGACACGGATGGTAACTATGAGCCGTCCAACTGTCGGTGGGCTACGCCTAAGCAGCAGAGCAACAACACCTCTACCAATACGCATGTCACCTACAACGGTAAGACGCAGACGCTTGCGGAATGGGCGGCTGAGCTAGGCATACCATACAGCCGGATCGTCTATCGCCATGCCCGTGGCTGGACCCCGCCGGAACTGTTCAACGATGATAACCTGAAGGGGAAAACAGTGAAGCACCTAGTCGAGTACGAGGGGGAGATGATCCCCCTTAAGGAGGCGTCGCAGCGCAGCGGTGTCCATATGCAGACGCTCTACTGGCGGATGCGAGTAGGTAAGGACCTGTTCTGATGCGATCTCTTACCAGCTACCTGCGGCTGATTGGGGTCCTCACACCAGAGGAACTCGGTCGGCTTGCTAAGGAGTGGCATGAAGAATCACATCCCAGCGGGCAGATGAAGTGGCCCGATAAAGTACGGTCCTTCGATGCCTTCATGAGGCAGCGCTACCCCAACGAGTTCCTGCAATACAAAACCTACACCCGACTGATGGGTGGTACACACAAGGAGTAAGACATGGACTGGAACTACAGAATGGTGAACATGCCGTCCAAGAACGGTGGTGAAGATTGGTATGAGTTACAAGAGGTTACCTACGACGACGATGGTAAGCCGGACGGTCATGCTGACACTGGTCACATCGGTAGTGAGACGCCTGAGGGTGCCCTTAAGGTACTCAAGTGGGTAGCTGATGGCTGCTCTCTGCCGCCGCTGCATGAGGATGACTTCAACAAGGGGTCTGCATTGGTGGACTTCATGGCTAGTATGGCAGCGCAGGTCGTAGTCATCAGCGAGGTCGCAGCCTGTGAGGGCTGCGGTAATACACTCAACGATGGCTCTGACATCTGCGACCAGTGCGGGGGGGAGTTCAAGTAATGCCCACCTTTCAACTGACCTTGGCCCATGACGTCAGTGTCTACGGCACTGTCGAGGTCGAAGCTGAGAACTACGCTGCCGCTGTAGAGCAGGCGCGTTCTGAAATCACGGCCAGAAAGCACTGTATGTGGGACGACATCACTGACATGGACTGGTCCACTAGCTATGAGTTCCGGGTCGTGGACATCTACTCGATAGACGACGAGGGCATGAGTCAAGAACCCCTCATGAGGAACATCACGCTCACTGAACCCGGCGAGTCCATCCCCCTTAGTGCAGAAGAAGTGCTGGCTAGTGTCACCGCTGCCCGTATCGCAACATAAACAAGGACTTACACCATGACCACACATCTCTCCGACCGTGCGCTGCTGGTGCAGCTTAACGTATCCCAGTGGACAGCACGCAAGCTGGACAAGAAGGCCACCCGCGAGGTGGCCGACGCCAACTATGCCAGCCGTGACGCTGGTAACTACAACAAGAAGCTGCTGCCCATGAGCGACAGCTTGGCTAACATCCACACCATGACCGGCGACATCCGGAAGGAGTTCTACACCAACACCCTGCCGTGGGGGCTGGAGAATACCCACATGCTGCCGACCTCTAACTACCTACAGTTCATGACGACGTTCCGTAAGCGCAAGTCGGAGTGGGAGACTGCGGTGCGTAAGTTCCTCGTAGACTACCCGTCTCATCAGATCACAGCGCAGCGCTTCCTTGGTAACCTCTACAACCACGAGGATTACCCTGACGTCAGGGACCTACAGCGCAAGTTCAACATGGACCTCGTGGTTCTGCCTGTCCCGACTAATGACTTCAGGGTGCAGCTTGCTGACGATGAACTGTCCAGCATCCATGCTGACATCGAACGGCGGATCGAAGAAAGCTCTGGGCTGGCTATGAAAGAGGCTTGGCAGAGGCTTTACGACCGGGTTAAACATATGGTCGAGCGCCTTGCTAAGCTCGACGATCCCAAGTCTCGCTTCCATGAGAGCACGTTGGAGCACGTGACTGAACTGTGTGCCATCCTGCCTCGACTGAACTTCACTGACGACCCGAACCTCGAAGCGATGCGGCAAGAGGTAGAGGGTAAGCTGGCTGGTCTGAGCAAGGATGCCGTGGTCAATGACCCTGTGTTCCGCCAGACCAAGATCGACGAGGCCAACGACATCATGGCCAAGATGGGTAGCTTTATGCAGGGCGCTTGACGGGGTTAGACAGTTAGGTTAGGGTGCTCTATCAAGAACACCCGGGGTATCGCCATGCTGACCGTCGATTATCTTAACACGCTGTTCGAGTATAGAGACGGCGCATTGTATCGCCGTCTGTCTCGGGGTCCGCAAAACGCAGGTGTTCGCGCAGGGACTAAGACTGCGAAGGGGTACATACGTATACGTGTCGATGGTACGTTCTATATGGAGCACAGGCTGGTGTTCTTCATGCACCATGGTAGGTGGCCTAGTGTTACTGATCATGTCAACGGTGTCAGAGATGATAACCGTATAGATAATCTACGTGAATGCAGTCACATACAGAACGCGTACAATGCACGAGGTAAGGGTACTAGAGACTTACCAAAAGGCGTACACTACCACAAGAAGCGCGGTAAGTACGTGGCCTATGTATCGGTGAACGGTAAGCGTATAAATGTAGGTGAGTTTAACACGGCAGACGCTGCCGTGGCAGCAGTAGAACATAAACGTACAGAGTTCCACGGCGAGTTCGTCAAACACCAATAGGAGTAATACATATGCAGTCTCTTGATACCCTCAAGACGAGGCTGGCCAAAGCGAAGACGTCTTTGGTACTTGAGTACCCATTCATAGGGTCCATCGCCCTTGGTATGCCGCACTCCTACCAAGAAGGCATCGGTACTGCCTGCACCAATGGCAAGCGGGTGCTCTATGATCCCAAGTTCGTGTCCGATCTGAGCGACGACCAGCTTAAGTTCCTCGTGGCTCATGAGTGTATGCACCCCATGCTGGAGCACAACTTCCGTCGGCAGTCCCGCAATCCGCAGAAGTGGAACAAGGCTGCTGACTACGTCATCAACCAGCTGCTGACCGACGAGGGCATCGGTGCCTTCATCGAGGGTGGTTGCCTCAACAAGGACCTGTACACTGCCGGTGAGGGTATGTCCGAGCAGATTTACAACCTGCTGCCTGACGATGAGGGCGATGGTGAGGGCAATGGTCCCGGCGGCACTGGCATGGACCTCGAAGACGGTGAGGGCACCGCTACTGACCAAGCGCAAGCGGCTGCGGAGTGGAAGGTCAAGGTAGCTCAGGCTGCACAGGCTGCCAAGATGATGGGTAAGCTGTCTGCTGGCATGGCCCGGCTGGTCGATGCTATCCTCAACCCCACTGTGGACTGGCGCGAGGCGCTTCAGAAGTTCGTGGTCAAGCACAAGACCGACGAGCGCAGCTTCGCACGGCCCAACCGTAGGTTCCTGTCACAAGGGCTCTACATGCCAAGCCGGACGGGTGAGATGATGGGTCCGATGGCCTTCCTTGTGGACTGCTCAGGCTCTGTCGATGACGAGCAGCTGGCTCAGATGGCAGCAGAAATCCGCACTGTCCATGAGGACCTGCGTCCCGAGAAGCTGCACGTTGTCTACTTCGACAGCAGCGTGTCTCACTACGAGTGCTACGGTCCGGATGACAGCCTCGACATCCGCTTCCATGGTGGTGGCGGCACTGATGTGTGCGCTGCCTTCGACTACCTCGACGACGAGGGTTACTCTAACGATGTTGTGTGCACGGTGGTCCTGACTGACGGCTACACCCCCTACCCTGATGGCTCTACGACCCCGGTCATCTGGGCCATGACAACAGACCACGTGGCCCCCTTCGGTGAGCACTGCCGGGTGAGGGTCTGATGGTAGACTTCCCCGAGGGCTACGGCTTTGCACCCAACGAGAGCAAGTGGCTGATGCAGAGCCAGTTCGTGGTGAGTGTAGGTGTGTATGAGAGTAGGACCAACCCCTACTACAATAACCCCAACCTCAATAACCCCACCATATACAGGAGTAAGGTTAAGGGTGGGTCACCTTACTCGTTCGCACCCTTCGGGCGCGTAGTTAAGAACGACGAGCAACAGCTGTACGGTTACATGTTATCAATACACACGCCGCCGGCTAAGTTCAGCGGCACACTACAAGAGATATGCACAGCTATGTGCACTGTGCACAGGCTAACAGGGGTGGGAACAGGGGTGAAAACATGATACCGAACGAACTTCTCGTGGCTATGGCAGCGCTGGTACTGGCTGCTATATGGATAGTACGACAAGAACTGAAACTTAAACACATGGACAGTATCTGTGACGACGCAGTCGATGCGTTGGAGAAAGCACACAAGACAGTAGATATGTACCAGCAGGTACTATCGGACGTGGCTATTGGACAAGCAACACTGGAGGTAACGACAGATGGTTACATCATCGCAACGCACATCGCTTTTGGAAAAATACAGATACATTAACGTCGAGTTCGACAAGTGGTGGGACTGTGTCGAGGCTGAGTTCAAGGAGGATATGAAGGAGGTCGGTATCTACGTCGATCGGATACACTTCTCTGGCTTCTCCTGTCAGGGTGACGGTGCCTGCTTCGTAGGTAAGCTGGACAACCCGCAGGTCTACCTCGACCATCACCACAAGGATCAGTACCCTATGATCCGCAAGCTGTTGGAGAATGGCGGCTCGATCTACACCAGCTGCAAGCAGACGGGGAACTACTACCACGAGAACAGCGTCGAACTCTGGATAGACCACGACCTGCTGCACGCAGTGATAGACCAACCGACCGAGTTCCACGTCGAGGTGGTTGAGGCGTGGGACAAGCTGCTCGATGTTGAGATGACAGACTTCGACACGGACATGACTGAGCAGTGGAAGACCTACATGCGGGACCTCTACCGCAAGCTCGAAGCTGAGTACGACTACCTCACAAGCGAGGATGCTATATGGGACACGATCGTAGCTAACGAGTTGGACACAGACGCAGACACACATGACACAGAGGAACTTAACTATGCAGCTTGATTCATATGCGAAGGCACAAGACCTGTTCGGCAAGGCCCGCAATGGGGCGAAGGGCAAGCCCGTTGGTGGTAAGTGGCGGCTGTTCCAAGACGGTGACGAGTACGCGCTCTACTGCCAAGGCCAGATATTCGGTAGGTTCCTGCCCAACAATACCTTCAGGTTCTGCTACGACCCTGCCGCATACATGACACCGATGGTCTACACTTCGCACCGTGTCCTCCCTGTCGCCGTCGTCCGCCGCAGCAAGGGGCACTACCGTTTGCATGTCAAAGACAAGGGCACCGAGGTCTACCCGCAGACAAACGGGTTCAAGCTCTACGATGGGATGGTGCTGGACCTGAGCACCCGCTTCATGGTTGGCTACGCAGAGCCCAAGATGGTCGTAGACCCTGATGCCCGGACAGTGTGGCTGCGCCAGCTGCGTGCCACCAAGCGGCATCTCCACACCATGGCTAAGCTCGGTGCCTTCACTGCCATGATCGAGCAGATCGCAGCAGCGGACGAGCCTCGGTGGGCAGTAGGTCCCAACCTGCTGCGTCCTATTACGGCCGACCTTCACATCATGTCCCAAGCACTGGATGGCAAGCGCATGGATATGTTCAACGAAATGGTGGCCAAGAGCATGTTCGTCAACCTCTACAGCAGGGCCGACGTGGGGGCACAGCGGGAGCACATCGACGCCATCTTCAACACCAACAGCCTAGAGCTTCGTCGCATCCGCGGCGTAGTTGAATACAAGTAAGGACACCTACCATGAACGATACCCTCAAGATGATCCCGACCACGGCCACCATTGTGGTGGCTAACATCCTGCCTTCTGGCCCTGCCTTCGCCGTCCGACTGGACGACGGGGCCAACTGCTACATCCCTGTCAACGTGGCCCGGTCGATCAAGCTGACCGTAGGCAGTGAGTTGGAGGCCAAGCTGGTAGCCAACCGCTACCCTGACAAGGCTGACCGCACCCCTTGGCTGGCTGTCCATGTGGCACCGGTCAAGGTGCCGGTCCCCTTAGCTACCGCACGTCCTGTGCAGTACGCCATGCCCTTCGAGCAGTTCGACGAGGCGGCACCCACCAGTGCCTTGCAGGTATCAACCTACGACAAGGTGCGTGCTGTCATGAAAGAGGGCGGGGTGTGGACACTGGCTGCCATGTTCGAGGAAGTCTTCCCGGGTAGGACCCGGGGTGACGGGCTGGCCGACTACAACGCTGTGTCTGCTGCCCTGCGTAAGATGTTCGCAGACAACGAGGCTTCCAAGTTCTCCTTCTGGCGCACGTCAGAGCAGGTCAAGCCCGGACGTGACTGGTTCACCTGCTACCCTGACCGTGCTGACGTCGATGAATGGGAGGCGTGAGCCATGGTAACTGACGAGACACTGCCGCCCACCCTTACCCTCGACCAGCAGATCGAGGAGTTGGCAGGACAGGGTATGTCCATGAGGCAGATCGCAGCCTTCACCTTCCAGCCTTTCATGGTGATCAAGGGTAGGGTGTGCAGGCTGCGGCGTGCGGGGTCGATACCCTCAGCGCGTGCCAGCAAGAGCAAGATGGCAAGCGGCAGCCACACCCTTACTGCGATGCGGCTCGGGTACGGTATCCGGACAGGCTCTATGGCTGACGTCGCCGCGATGCTGACCACGGAAGAGATCAACTGGGTACAGGACAACGTGCCGAAGGGAGCCACACTCGCAGACTTCATAGCCCTCCTGATACGGGACGCGGCAGCAGAGGATAGTATGTGATGACAGACAACGTAGTAGAGATGCCCGATGTGCACATGGGCTATGCACGGGCAAGGGAAATCCTGCGCAACACCAACGACTATGAACTGGACACAATCGACGCAGCCTTTGAGGTCCTGATCCATAGCATACTTAAGGAAGACCAGCTGCTGTGCGAAGCGGCAGTGGATGCCATGTGGGCAGTACCAAGGCCGAACATAACTACCATCATCGTGGTCACATCCTTCATGGCTGTGGCCGCAGTATCTCTTATCGCAATCCTTTCGGAGTTACTCAAATGAAATACCTCTTTCTTCTCCTACCCTTGGCAGCCTGTGGCACACACGTTGAGCGCTGCTTGGTAGTGCCGCCACCTTACGACTGCGTTGCCAGCGGTGGCTCTGACCAGCTGTTCAGAACAGGTATCACACCGCGGCCGGACCCCAAGCCCACACCTGACCCGGCACCCAAGCCCGAGCCTACACCAGACCCGAAGCCCACGCCTGACCCAGAGCCTGATCCGAAGCCTGATCCGAAGCCCGACCACGATGACGACAAGGACCACGACGATGATCGGGACGAGCATGATGACGACGACCACGATGACGATCGGGACGACAAGCACGACAGGAAGCACGACAGGAAGCGGGGGCATGACGATGACTGATGAACTGGTGACAGAAGCCCGCAAAGGAGGCCCTTGTGCCGAACTCGGCAACCGGTGTCGGGTAATTGAAGCTGCCAGCGGATGCTTTTGTGCGGCTGTCGCCGACCGCATCGAAGTCCTGACGGCACAGCTTCAAGTCAGCAATGAACTTGGCAGGGCATTGGAAGAAGACGCGGGTCAGCTTCGGGAAGACAACGCGCGGCTGAAATCGGGTTTGCGTCACATCGTGACATATGTGGCCGAGCCATCTGACCTCGACGGGGACACGATCAATGCGCTGCGGTGCGATCTGCGCTTTGTCGGACGAGTTGCCCTCGCCGCCCTCAACACCGGAAAGGGGGAGAGCCATGACTAAGCGCACCATCATGGTGACCAACAGGAACAACATGAACTCCCTCGACGGGCACCTTGGACAGGTAGCGGTCAGCGTGCCGCTACTACCATGGGATGATCCGGACCCTGAGCCGCCACCCCTACCACCCCCACCGCCTCGTGTGTTCAACGGCAAGTGACATGGGCAGGTTACTAGGACGCAAGCCCAACGCTCAGTCAGTCATCGGCCGTGCGGCTGGGCTCTACAACGAGGGCGTGGACATCCCCATGATAGCCGAGCGCATGGGGATACAGGTCGGCACAGTCTACGCCTACCTCTCAAGGGCACGGTCCCGCAAGCTACTGATATCAAACGATCCCATACCAATGGTACGCAAGGAGCAACCATGACTGAGTACCCACTAGACACTGAGCGACTGCAATCATGGGCCATCGACATGGCCCGGCATGTGGCCAAGCTATCCAAGGACCCATCGACCAAGGTCGGCGCTGTCCTGTTCGACAGCAAGCGGCGCTTCGTCAGCGCTGGATACAACGGACTGCCACGTGGAGTGGAGGACAAGCCCGAGCGCCTCACTGATCGGGACATCAAGTACAGGATGATCCGCCACGCGGAGGCCAACGCCATCGCGTTCGCTACTGCACCCCTCGACGGGGCGACACTGGTGGTAACCCACCCGTGCTGTGCTCAGTGCGCTGGCGCTGCCATCCAAGCTGGCGTGACCCATGTGGTGTGGCCGAAGCCTGACGCCGTCTTCCGCGGGCGGTGGGCTGCTGACCTCGTCCTTGTACAAGAGATGTTCCAAGAAGCAGGAGTGCACGTCCATGAAGTCTGAACTTGAAGGCGACGGCTTCATCACGGTCGTACCAGAGGGGCGCAAGGACGATCAGGACAAGCTGCGGTACGATCTGATCCCACCCGAACTGCTTGAGGAAGTGGCTCGCGTCTTGACTTACGGTGCTGTTAAGTATAGTGAACGTAACTGGGAGCGGGGTATGTCGTGGGGCCGACCCTTTGGTGCACTGATGCGCCACATGTGGGCATGGTGGAAGGGTGAGAACTGTGATCCAGAGACAGGGTATTCACATCTCGCACATGCGCTGTGTTGCGTCACGTTCCTTATGACATACGAGCGCCGTGGTATAGGCAAGGACGACAGGCACAAGGTGGGGAGACAGTAATGGACATCGTTACTATAGACTTCGAGACATACTACGACAGGGACTATTCCCTATCTAAGATCACAACCGAGGCGTACATAAGGTCACCTCTGTTCGAGGTCATCGGGGTGGGCGTCAAGGTCAACAACGGGCCGGTCGATACCTACAGTGGTGAGGACGCAGGTAAGTTCCTGAAGTCACTGGACTACAGGGACAAGGCTATCCTCTGCCACAACACCGTCTTCGACGGGGCCATCCTTTCGTGGAAGTTCGGCATCAAGCCCAAGCTGTGGTTCGACACGCTATCCATGGCCCGACCGAAGCACGCAGCCACCGTGGGCGGTAGTCTCAAGGCACTGGCTGTTGAGTACGAGCTAGGGCAGAAGGGCGAGGAAGTTATCCAAGCTCTGGGTAAGCGGCGTAAGGACTTCACCCCTACAGAACTTGCTGCGTACATGCGCTACTGTGCCAATGACGTAGACCTGACCTATGCCCTGTTCAAGAAGCTGCGCAAAGGGTTCCCAACCGACGAGCTCTTGGTCATCGACCAGACGCTGCGCATGTACACCGAGCCGACAGTGGAGCTCGACGCTGACCTGTTGAACGATCACCTCGCGCGGGTCATCATGGGTAAGCAGCTACTCATGGACAGCCTCGGCGGTAAGGGCAAGGACATGATCATGTCCAACGAGAAGTTCGCCAAGCTGCTGCGCAAGCGCGGGGTGGACGTACCCATGAAGACCAGTGGCACCACGGGCAAGGAGACGTATGCCTTTGCCAAGACGGACCTCGACTTCCTCGCACTGCAGGACCACCACGACCCCGTGGTTCAGACCCTTATCGGTGCCCGGCTCGGGCTCAAGTCCACCTTGGAAGAGACACGCACGTCGAACCTCATTGCCGCATCCAAGCGCGGTCCGCTGCCCATCATGCTCAACTACTACGGGGCACACACAGGGCGCTTCTCCGGCGGCGACAAGCTGAACCTACAGAACCTGCCCAGCCGTGGCGACAACACCATCAGGCGGGCACTGCGCGCACCGAAGGGCCACAAGATCATCAGCTGCGATAGCAGCCAGATCGAGGCGCGCATGGTGGCCTACATCGCAGGGCAGACTGACCTTGTGCAGCAGTTCCGTGAGGGACGGGACGTGTACTCGGAGTTCGCATCCGACATCTACCACCGTAAGATCAGCAAGGGCGACAAGGTCGAACGCTTTGTAGGCAAGACCTGCATCCTTGGGCTAGGGTACATGACCGGTTCCCCCAAGCTAAGGGATACGCTCAAGCGTGGGCAGGGCGACATCTCCGTGGATGTCACCGAAGAAGAAGCCAAGGAGATCGTGGACATCTACCGTCGCAAGAACCACAAGATCGTCTCGCTGTGGGGTGCATGTGGCTACGCACTGTCGAGCATGGTGGCCGGTCGCAGCGGCCGCATCGGTGAGCTTCTTACCTACAACTCGTCGGGCATCCTGCTACCCAACGGTATGACGCTTCAGTACCACGGGCTGCAAGCCAAGGGGCACCAGTTCCTCTACGTCCAAGACCGGCGCATGTTCACCAGAGCGATGAAGGCCCGCCTTGGTGGCGACCAGAGCAGCGTGGGCGAAGACCTCGTACCCGGACAGTCGCGTCTCTACGGTGGCAAGGTGACGGAGAACCTCGTCCAAGCGCTGGCCCGCATCGTTGTGTCGGGGCAGATGCTCAAGATCAAAGAGGCTGGCTACCACGTCGCCTTCCAAGTCCACGACGAGAACGTCTGCGTAGTGCCTGACGCACAGGCTGAGCAGGCACAGAAGGACATCGTGGAGATCATGTCCACCCCGCCCACTTGGGCACCCGACTTGCCTGTGGCCTGCGAGGCAGGCATGGCCGACACCTACGGAGACGCGTGATGGCATTTATAGGTAAACTTTATTACACGCCACGGTGTAGGTTTCGTACACTCATCGTCCGCTGTCTGCTTTGCGGTAACAAGCAGACCTACACGGAAAAGGTTGGAGAACCCATAACTACATTTGAGTTTGGTGACGATCCTACCGTAGTACCTTTATGTAACTGCTACGAAAAGGCAGACGACCCCTACTTTGTTCCACTCACAATGGTTGAGGACGCGTGATGGCGATCGTGGGTAGGATAGTGACGCGCCCAGCGAACACCGCACCGCCCATACGCCACATCTCATGGATAGAAATGCGGTGCCTGCTGTGCGGTAAGAAGACTACGCACGCACTGAACGCGCTGACCTATCACCCACAGGTCGATCTTATACCGAGAAGCCCGATGGTTGTGACGTTCTGCGATTGCTATGACGACATTCACCAAGATGTAAGGATGATACCCGATGACTGTTAAACTTTCCCACTCCTTCAGCGCACTAAAGCAATATGAAAACTGCCCAAAAAGGTACTACCACCAGCGCATCACCAAGGAGGTTAAGGACAGCGTCGGCGAGGCCACCCTCTATGGTGAGCGGGTGCACAAGCATCTGGAAGACTACCTCAAGACGGGCGCTGCACTGCCGGATGATTCGGTCAAGCTCCAGCCTCTGTGCGATACGTTCCGTACAAGCGCAGGGGACGGCGGGTTCTTCGTCGAGCAGGAGTACACCCTGAACAAGGACCTGCAGGAGACGGGGTGGTGGGACGCTGACGCATGGCTGCGCTTCAAGCTCGACGTGCTGGTCGTGCGCGACAACGGGACTGCCATCGTGGCTGACTGGAAGACCGGCAAGCGCCGGCCTGACTTCGACCAGCTGGAGATGTTCGCCCTTGCTGTGTTCAGCTTCTGGCCAGCAGTCAACAAGGTCACGTCCGTGTTCGTGTGGACCAAAGAGAACGCCATGGACAAGGAGACGTACAAGCGGGAGCACATCGACGACATGTGGACACGCCTGCTTACCCGGATCAACCGGGTGGAGAAGTCGCTGGAGACTGACGTCTGGCCGGCCAAGCCCAGTGGCCTCTGCCGCTACTGTCCATGCAAGGATTTCTGTGAGTTCGCGGCATGAAACCAGAGGTGCGAGAGAAATGGATGGCCGCTCGTGTAAAACACGGCGCATACATGGGCGGGGTCGAGTCCCCAGAACACTATATCTGGCGAACCATGGTTGCTAGATGTACTAGGCCGAGTGCCAAAGGGTACGCCCACTACGGCGGGCGTGGTATTCAGGTCTGTGATAGATGGTCAGACTTCCAAAACTTTTGGGGCGACATGGGACCCCGCCCCAGCAAGAAGCACAGCTTAGATCGGACCAACAACGACGGCCCGTACTCGCCCGATAACTGCCGGTGGGCCACCTTCGATGTGCAGCAGAAGAATAAAAGGACGACCACCTACTACACCAATGGAGAGTTCATTGGTACGCCCGCCGAGTGTGCAGCGCACATAGGCATTAGCCGAGCACTTGCATCCTACCGGATGCGAGCTTGGGGAACCTACGAGAAAGGGGTTGCGTGGTGCCTACTCCCGAACATACAGTAAAGAAGGCGTTAGATCGTATGCTGAAGGCTGAGCGGGTGTGGTTTTACCCCCCGCAGGCCGGACCATTTGGAAGTGCAGGTATTCCAGACCGAGTAGCGGTCGTGGACGGTCTGTTCGTGGGCATCGAGTGTAAGGCTGATGCCAAGAAGAAGCCTACTGCTCTGCAGATCAAGTGCATGGCAGACATCGAAGCGGCGGGTGGCAAGTGCTTCGTCGTGTATGACAAAGAAACAATCGAGCACGTAAGGGAATGGATACATGCTTGTCGTCGAGTCCGTGAGGGCACTAGCCCTTAAGCTTAATGATCCACATCGGGTGTTGGAGTGCATACCCAAGGCCAGACAGCTACCCTCCAACCCCAACATCGTCATCGTACCTCACAGGGTCAGAGAGACACAGCGACTGAAGGAACTGGGCTTCAACCCCCCATCTCCTATCAAGTACCAGTACGAGTGGCCCGGACAGCTGACGCCCTTCGACCACCAGCGATCGACGGCTGAGTTCGTGACCCTCTACAAGCGGTGTCTGGTGCTCAACTCGATCGGCACCGGCAAGACCATGAGCGCCCTGTGGGCAGCCGACTTCCTCATGAACATGGGTGTGGTCAAGAAGGTGCTGATCCTGTCCCCGCTGTCCACGCTGGAGCGGGTGTGGGGTGACGCTGTCTTCAAGGAGTTGCACCACCGCAAGTCGGTGACCCTCTATGGTGACGCTGCGCGACGCAAGCGCTTGCTCAATACCCAAGCCGACTTCTACATCATCAACCACGATGGCTTCCCCATCATCTCCAAGGATGCGCTGGACATGTTCGACCTCGTCATCATCGACGAGGCAGCGGTCTACCGGAACCCATCGACCCGCAGGTTCAAGCAGTTCTACCGGTGGCTGGCTGTCCAGCCGGACATGCGCCTGTGGCTGATGACAGGAACGCCCACACCCAACGAGCCGACCGATGCGTGGGCGCTGGCCAAGCTGGTCGATAGCCCGCACATGACCAAGAGCTACACCGGGTTCCGTGAGCAGGTCATGACCAAGACAGGCCAGTGGCGTTACGTGCCACGGGCGGACAGTGTCGATATCGTCAAGCACGTTCTGCAACCATCCATCAGGTTCACCCGTGAGGAGTGCCTCGATCTGCCCGACACCCTGACGCAGACGCGCAAGGTGGACATGACGCCCGAGCAGGCCAAGCACTTCAAGCAGATGCTCAAGCAGCTGGTGACTGAGGCAGCAGGCGGCACGATCACGGCGGTCAACGAGGCGGTCAAGGCGCAGAAGCTGATCCAGATCGCACTGGGTGTAGCCTATGGTGAGGATGGTGAGCCGATCGAACTGGACTGCGCACCGCGGATCAGCGCGGTTAAAGAGGTCATCGAGGAGGCGGGTGAGAAGGTCATCCTTTTCGTCCCCTTGACAGGCGTCCTGCGCATGTTGGAGCGCGAACTATCCAAGCAGTGGACGGTGGGAGTGATCAACGGTGAGGTGTCATCGGCCAAGCGCAACGACATCTTCCATAACTTTCAACACGCTAAGGACCCGCACATATTAATTGCACACCCCGCAACAATGGCGCATGGATTGACCTTGACAGCCGCGTCAACTGTTGTATGGTATGGGCCTATCACCAGTAACGAACAGTATGTTCAAGCCAACGGCCGCGTAGAACGCATCGGTAAGAAACATGTGTCGAACGTGGTCCACATAGAAGCAACCGAAGTTGAGCACCGCATCTACGAGAGACTGCAGAACAAGCAGAAGCTGCAGGGTGTATTGCTTGACCTGATATCCCAGATGGGGAAGGAGTGACATGAGCTTTGTTATTGATAGGGGCGTACCGCTTCCCGAGAAGAACGTCCGCTGGAAGTACCCGTTCGAGCAGATGGAAGTCGGCGACAGCTTCTTCGTCGTCAACAAGGACACAACCCAGATGTCTGCGCTGTGCAAGCGCGCAGCCACGCGCCTCGGTGGTCGCTTCGTTACCGCCAAGGTCGAGCACGATGGTGCCTCTGGCGTCCGGGTCTGGAGGATGGAATGACCCTCACAGTCGAGCAGGTTGTAGGGACCTACATCAAGCTTCGGCGCAAGAAGGAAGCGCTGGAGAACCAAGTCAAGGCAGACGTCGATGCTATCAAGGCCAGCATGGGCAAGATCGAAGCTTGGCTTATGGAGAAGGCAGACGCTGATGGCGTCACGTCCTTCAAGACAACGGCCGGGACGGCGTTCGTCACGACCACGGACTTCGCCAACGTCGCAGACTGGGACGCTGTGCTCACCTTCATCAAGTCGCATGACGCGTTCGACATGCTGGAGAAACGGGTGAGCAAGAGCGCGGTCCGCGCCTACATGGACGAGTCCGGCGACGTACCGCCGGGCATCAACTACGGAACCAAGATCGGCATCAACGTCCGGAAAGCAGCAGGGGGTGACGAATGAGCTTGCTGAGACGGATACTTCAGGGTGTCAGCAGTGGCTCGGACAAAGGGGCGATTGCGAGTGCCCCAAGGCGCAGCCACCTGCTGGACGCTATGACGGAAGAAGGATCACCGGGCACCCTCACAGTAATGGCTATCCGCAACGGCTTTCTGGTAACCCGCAGGGTGTATAACCCCAACGGACCGGATCGGATCGAAGCTACCTACGCTGCTAACGCCGACGACTTGGGCCCGCAGATCATCGCTGAACTGGCGCAGCTGCGCCTCACTAAGTAACGCTCACCGAGAGGACACCATGAGCAACATCGTACCAACCAACATCCAAATCCCCGCCCACCTCGCTCGCGTGATGGGTCAGCCGTCGGCACTCGCTACCGCTCTGGCTGGTGGGCTCGCCGGAACCGCGGACTTCCCCCGCATCTCCATCAAAGGGGCACGGTTCCGCATCGTCGAGGGTGGCACTGAGACTGTCCTCGAAGACACCAAGCTGTCGGTCGTCATCGTGGGTGCCAACCCCCGTCTGTCGAAGACGTACTATGCAAAGACGTGGAGCCCGGACAGTGAGCCTGCCTCGCCGGACTGCTACTCTCTCGACGGACTTCGGCCGAACCCGGACAGCACGGCACCGCAGAACGATACCTGCGCCACCTGCCCGATGAACGCATGGGGTTCCAAGGTCACTCCCCAAGGGGCGAAGATCAAGGCGTGCGCCGACCAGAAGCGTCTGGCTGTCGTGGCCTCGAACGATCCGACCGGTCCGATTTACCTGCTGCAGGTTACGCCCGCCGCACTGAAGGGACTGGGTGCCTACCAGAAGGAACTGCAGATGCGGGGCATCCCCGTGGAAGCAGTCAAGACCGTGGCTACCTTCGACACCGACGCCAGCTTCCCCAAGCTGATGTTCAAGTTCGGCGGGTTCCTCGACGAGGCAGAGTACGCAGCGGTTGAAGAACTGTTCGGCTCGGAAAAGGTCATGGACGTCACCGGTGAGCGCGAGACACCAGCGCCAGCAGAGCCGGCACCCAAGCCCAAGCCTGTGTCCGTGACAGCCACGCCGAAGCCCAAGCCTGCACCCGCACCGGTGGTCGAGGAAGAAGCTCCTGCACCCAAGCGTGGGTTCGGTGCCAAGGCAGCACCGGTGGTCGAGGAAGACGAGGTGATCGAAGAAGCCCCGGCACCCAAGCCGAAGGCCGCAGCACCCAAGCCCGCACCGAAGGCAGCGCCCAAGGTCGAAGCCAAGGGTAGCACCAACCTCGCTGATGAAATCGCTGCACTGATGGGGGACATGGATGACGACGACTGAGGAGAAGCCGCTGGCCTTCGCGCGCATCGACGCGCTTAGGCGGCACATGCTCCTCACAAAGACACAGATGGCGCGGTTACTCGGGGTGTCCCGGGTAACCTACCACGCTTGGGAGAAAGCGGGGGGTCCATCTAGGCGCAGCATCATGTATGCACGCGCAGTCTTGAAGGAGTTGCTACGGGTCATGGTGGAACACGAGTGGCCAACACCGACCGTCGTGGCTATGGATCAGGAAGACCGGCTCATTGAGCTACAAAAACTGATCCGGGTAGTGTAGGAATGGGGGTTCACGCCCCCATTCAACCGAGCAGGGTAGGGATAATGGACACAATAGAGTTCTTCGGCCGGGTCCTTCCGGACACCGGTTACTATGTAGCCACGGTAATAAACCCAGATAGGAGAACCCAGAAGTCATACGAAACGATCGACGAGCTAACCAACGCCGTCATCCGGATCGACATCGCAGGTGGTAACGTCTACTACGCAATGTCCTCGTTCATCGAGGCGGGCAACCGCAAGCAGATCAACGTAGCTCGGACCAAGTCCCTCTTCATCGACATCGACTGTGGTGAAGAGAAGCCCTTCGCCGACCAGCGCGAGGGTGCCAAGGCACTGAAGGCGTTCTTAAAAGCCAGCCAGATGCCTGCTCCTATGATCATCTCGTCAGGCCGCGGCCTCCATGTGTACTGGCCCCTGACAGAAGCACTGCTACCCGAAGACTGGAAGCCACTGGCTGACGCACTCAAGGCCGCAGCGCTCCACCACAAGTTCGATATCGATAAGGCCGTGACCGGCGACAGCGCCCGAGTTCTCCGCCCGATTGGGACACACAACCCGAAGAACGGTGCCGAAGTAATCCTGATCAAGGACGCACCGGACAACGACCCCGCCACCCTACGCACGCTGCTCTCCAAGTTCATGACACGCACCTCGGTGCCGTCCGCACCCCGTGGGTTCGCAGCACAGGGCAAGCCTGTGTCCAGCATTACGGGAGCACTTGCGTCCGGGCAGGAGTACGAGCCGGCTGATCCAGACAAGGTGATAGCAGGGTGCGCTCAGGTCCGGTGGGCCGTGACCAACCAGACAGACGTAGAGGAACCCTTCTGGTACGCCCTGATGGGCGTGGCTGCCTTCTGCGATGGGCCAGAAGCTACTGCCTTGACATGGTCAGATCAGCACCCCGGGTTCGACTACTCCAAGACCATCCTCAAGGTGGAGCAGTGGCGTAAGCAGGCGACAGGCCCCACCACCTGCAAGAAGTTCAAGGACCTGCGTGAGAGCGGCTGCAAGAAGTGCCCCTTCGCCGGCAAGATAACCACGCCCGGCCAGATCGGCCGCACGATGGTGGAAGCAGAGGGCCCAGTCGAGGATGCCCTCGACATCGTGGCACGGGAAGTGCCTATGCCCCCAGCCTTCAAGCGGCTGGCCAAGGGCGGTATCGCCCAGACTATCGACGACACAGACATCGAGGTAGTGCCGTTCGATCTGTATCCTGTGAGCTACGGCATGGACGAAGCCCTTGGCTACGAGGTAGTGCGGTTCCACTGGAAGCGCCCACACAGAGGCTGGCAAGAGCTCAAGTTCCGGCAGGCGTACCTTGCCGATGGGAACCGCGAGTTCCCTACTGCCATCGCTGACCAAGGGATCGTGCTGCCCTTCAAAGCCCTGACCGAGAGGTTCCAGTACATGCTACGCTCATACATGGATGAACTCCGCACGCTGCGGACGACGACCAACCTCTACACCACCCTCGGGTGGAAGGAAGACAACACGCTGTTCGTGATAGGTGACAAGCAGGTTCGTAAGGACGAGCAGGGACAGACAGTCACTGAGGATGTGGTGCTATCCTCAACGGTACGCCGTGTCAGCAACGGGATGTACGGAACCAAGGGTGAGCACGAGAAGTGGATCAAGGCCACCAAGCTGATGGAAGTGGCTGAACTGCACGCGCACATCTTCGCCCTTGGGGTATCCATGTCAGCGCCGCTGTACCAGTTCACCGGCCTCAAGGGTGCAGTCCTCTCACTCTACGGGCCGACGGGCAGCGGCAAGACACTGGCCCAGCTGGCGCAGCAGTCAGTATGGGGCAACCCAAGCGAGCTACACTTCCAGTCCAAGTACACCCAGAACGCCCTGTTCACCCGGCTGTCGTTCTACTGCAACCTCCCCATGACGATCGACGAGACGACCATGATGCCCGACAAGGAGGTCGGTGACTTCATCTACGGTGTCACGCAGGGACGCGACAAGAGCCGCCTCAACGCCCGGATCGAGGAGCGTGAGCCCAAGACATGGGCCGCGCCTGTGACGCTGTCCACCAACAGACCCATGAGCGGTAAGCTACTGGCTGCCTCGTTCGAGACGGACGCGCAGATGGCCCGCCTGCTGGAGCTATCGTTGGAGAGCTCTGACATCTTCACCAAGAGCACGGATGTAGGGCGCAAGTTCTACAATACGATCACCCGGAACTACGGTCATGTTGGTGGGTTCGTCCTCACATGGCTGGTGGAGAAGGGCGAGGCTGCGGTTACCAAGATGATCGCCGACCACATGGTCGCGTTCGAGAAGAAGTACAAAGTTCGGTTCACCGGTGAGGAGCGGTACTGGGAGGTGATGATCGTACTCGCCGACCTGATGAACAAGATCGCTGTCGAGAAGGGCTGGGTCGATTACGACTACGCCAAGGCCACTGAGTACGCCCTGCTGCAGGCTGGTATGATCCGGCGCAGCATCAGCGCCGCCAAGCTGGACGAGTTCGATCTGCTGGGTGAGTACCTCAACGAGATGCGTGACACCACTGTCACCGTAGCCCACACGGATAACGGCGCGTCCACCCCGCTGGACCCGAACAGCCTGCCCCGCGGCGAGGTCAGGATCAGGTTCGACCTCTATCGCAAGACGATCGGTGCCCCCTATGACCGCGGCATCCTGCTGCTCGACCGGACCCACTTCCGCAAGTGGATGGCCAGCCGTGGTGGAGACTGGAAGAAGTTCAGCGACACGCTCGCTACTGAGAACATCGACGCCACACCATCATCCAAGAAGGCCATGATGGGGCGGCTGACCCCGCTGCGCCTGCCGCAGACCTATGTGGTAGGGATCAACCTTGCGCACGACCGCCTCAGCGACCTGCTCAACAACCAAGACAATCGGCCGGAGAGCATGACGCTGGGGCAGTTGCGGGCTGTGCTTTAGTCGAACCCAATCAGTTCGTTGGTGAGTTCAACCGCCTGTTGGTTGTTCTTACCGACGGACTGCATGAACCGCTGTGTGGCCGACATGTTGGCGAGTTTGTTGAGGCGCTGGTAGTTCTTCTCGAAGTTCTTGATCTCCAGAAGTGTGCCCTTGTTGACCTCGTTCCACTCTTTGACAGTGCGCCGGATGGATGCGGCCGTGGCCTTGTCACCAGACATCTCAGCTTTGAGCAACGCAGTGCGGAACTTGGTCACCACTTGCTTCTGGTAGTTCGTCTCACGCTTGGCCAGACGGATCACCTCGTACTTCGACGCCACGGACACCGGTGTGAACCCGAGGACCCGGCCAATAAGCATACCCGTGGTCAGGTCTGGGTCGATGACGTAGCCGCGCTTGTCGATCACAGCCCCAGCGGAGTTGTAGGCCACGGCGTCACCGAGAGCACGCAGGATGGTGATAGGTCCACCGCGCATCGCATCCACTACCGTGGTTGTATCAGAGAACGGTGCTGCAGCGAGTTGGGAACCGCCTGTGAACGTGCCCTCGACGAACCCCCACGCAGGGCCGAGGACTTCTCTTACGGTGGCAGACAGCTCTTGTCCGGGCAGGAAGCCGGCGGTGCCGGGGAGGAAGTCTCCCGTGCCAAACCTACCCGCCACGTCGCTACCCAGCATGGAGGACAGAACGCCCTTCAAGATGTAGGGCGATGCACCCGGCCAAATCTCGTCGATGAGGCGCGCAAGTTCCATGCGAACGCTGCCGGAAGTCGATCCTGTCCGCTGCAGTATGGTGTCAATGAAGTCCTCCCCGTCCTCAGCGAACGGCATACCAGCAAGCCCAGACGCAAGAAGGAGGGGGGCGATCATCATCGCCTTACCCGTAAGGCTCAACCGACTGAGCGTCTGGATCGTCGTGGTTGGCCAGACCTTATACATGTAGAGGAACGACTGGAACCCCGACCGCCACACGGCAGGACGGGCCTTGGCACCATAGTCGCCGAGTGTGAGAAGCACACCCTGCGTAGCGAAGTCCGATGCTCTTGCGTGGATTCGCTTGTACTCAGCCGCTGTCAGTTTGTCGTTCGGGGCCTTACCGATCGCACTGGTCTGGCGTTGCCACTCCACGCGGAAGGCAGCGAGCGCAGCGGAGCGGCGCGTAGCTTGCTCGGACGACACGTAGAAGAACATCCACTTATCCAGTGCCTTCCTTACCGCTGGGTTCGTAGTGAAACCGCGCGAGGCACCGAGCAGACTATTGGCCTGCGCTGGTGTGAGGATACCGCTTAGGGTTTCTTTGCCGATGAACTCGGCTTCGGGTTTGGTCACATTCGGGTCGGTTTCCAGCCCGTCTGCTACCTGCAACCAGTACTTTCCAGTGTGCATTTTTAGCGCACGCTCAGAGAAGGACAGACCACCCGAACCGCCCACGTCAGACACAGCCTTCAGGTACTGCGTGTAGGCGTTTGTAATACCCGCACCGCCGCCGAATCCGTTCTTCTCATTGTAGGTTCCCAGCCACGGGATGAAGTTGGTGAAGGGGCCGATGTTGTTCATGATCGGCTGCGTGAACGTACCACCCAGTTGCGACGCACCTGCCCACCGGCGGACCCACGAGGCTACAGGACCAGAACCCCAGTCAGTTTCGTTAACATCACGGTTGCCGTTGATGAAGGCCATCATGCTCTGGCCTTCAGAGTAGAACTTGTTGCCGAGGTTCACTGACATGCCGTTCACCTTCGTGATGGTCTTACCCATCTTGTAGGCGTAGTCAGTGTACTCCCGCTTGGCGAGGTCCCTAGCACCTTCGCTCGCATTGGGGTTTACCAGCGCGGCGTCGTACGCTTTCTTCAGGTCGTCTAGTCTTTTGGTGTCACCGAACCACAGCTTGCGGCTGCCCGGCAGCTTCAGGTTCATCACCTTGTCTAGGGCCGGACGCATCTTGATCTTCGCGATCAGTGCAGAACGGCTATCCACGTGGCGAGCCATGGCTTCCATTGCGGTGACGCCGCCCTGCACTTCGTAGCCGGGGTTACCTGTCTGCTGCAGGCGCTTACGCGCCCGGGCGTCCTGCGCCGTCATCGCGACGATGATCTTCTCCAACTGGGATGGCTTGATGTTAAGCCCGAACCGCTGGGCCCCGCGAAGGAACTCGTGGACGTTTAGCTCCAGTGAAGTATGGACCCCCGATGCCGCCGCGCTTACCTCGAAGCGAAGCTCAACAGACTGCGATGTGAAATCGCTCTTACCGTCTCTGCGTCCCTCGACTTTGTACACCCGCTTGGTCGTGCCGTCCTTGAGCGTGATGATCTCGACGTCTGTGGTGCCTGCATCCACCGGCGTTGCGGTGTCCGACAGCGTGGCGTTGGCAAGGCTGGCGAGCGTCGTGGCTTCTTGGGCAGTACCGAACACACGGTAGGCTGCTTGGCCACGGGCATCTTCCGACAACTGTATGAACTCGTCGGTCCCCGGGACATAGGCAACCAAACGCATCTGGAACTGTTCGTCCTTGCGTACGATTGGGGTGTAACCCTGAGCCAGCATCTGGCGGACGCTCTCTTCTGCGCTGCTATACGAGCGCTCCGAGGCACCGATGTCCGTGATGGTTTTCTGCAGGAGGAACTCATTCTCCGCGGTTCTAGTTATGCGCTTACGCAGACCAACCAGTTGGGCGATGAAGTCGTCCGCCAGCTTGTCCTTGAAGTACACACGGAGCGCGTCCTCCTTGGTGGTGTCGAATCCCTTAGCGATGAAAGCCTCATTCAGTATCTTTACGAACTCCGCAGCGGCTTTGGCGCTTCCATCGGTGGCTACTACGTTGCCTTCTACGATTTTCGAGCCGACGCTATACAACTCGTAGTGTTTGTCCATAGCCTGCCGAAGCATGGCTTCTTCTTTACCGGTGATTTTATCTGTATCTGAGGTCAGCATGGACCCCACGGCTTCTATACCGTTCTTCCTGTCCTCTACCAGCGCCTCGTAGTTTGCTCGCACAAACTCCACATCGACCATCTGCTCCACTTCGCGCACTGCGAGGTATGACTTCCAAGTCGGATGGGCCTTGTTCAGTTCGTCGGCGATCTTCTTATAGCGGTCGTCCTTGGCCAGTATGGCTTTGGCTTCCGCTATCTCCAGCGTGCCAGCTTCGGCGTAGGCAGCGATCGTATCTTCGTTGGGCTTAACAGTGTCGCCCACGATGGTAAACATACGGGTGGGTTTGCCGGCATCCTTCAGGGCCTTGGTCACACTGGCAATCCGGGCCTCGACTTTACCGCGGATGTCGTCCTGCTGGCCGTAGTTCAACCTGCTGGCAGCCAGTTGCTCTGTCTCCGTGATACCGCCCACGACTTTGATACCGGCGATCCGGACCTCGCGGTCGAGTGCGTAGCGCAGTATTGCGTCGCTACGGTTCCTGATGTCAGCTGTTGTCTCTCCGCCCTTGGATAGGATTTCGTTTTGACGGGCCGATCCGGCGTTATCCAGTGCGTTGAACCCGGTCAGACTGAAGGCTTTGCGGAGTATGTTCTCCGCGTTGAGGGACAGTTTCTCTGTGTACGGCTTGAGGGCGGTGGTTATTTCATCCACGGTCCGGGGTAGGCCATGCACGTTGTAGATAAGCCGATCTACACTGCTGTTGTCGGTTGCAAAGCCCGACTTGAAGCGGCCCGTACCCTGCTGGTCGGTCCCAGACTCGATGTCCCTGATGTCCGTGAAGATGCTCTCGACGGTGAACAGGCTGTCCTGCTTGCCATTGCGGACGTAGCGCCGTGACATGCGCAGCAGGTGGCGCACCATGTCGTCACTGAACCGGAAGCCCACTGCATTGAGCGCAGTCTTCATAGCGCCCGCCAGCCGGCGCAGGAGCGACATGTCCAGCACGGCGGCATAATCAGCTAGGAACTCTTCGGTTGCCTCTCCACGGCTCAGCCCACGCACTTCTACGGCTTGGTCTACGATGGCGGCTACGCGTGGATCGCTGTTGTACACCTGATCCATGGCTGCGTTGAACGTACCAGCAGGCATGACCGACCGCAGGCCGTAGTGACCAAGGGCTTCGTGCGCGAGGACGAACCGGAGTTGCTGCTCAGTGCCGATGCGGTCGGTGAAAATGATGACCTGCCCGTCACCAAAGGAGTAGCCCATGGCCGGGATGGTGTCGAAGTCACCCTGCGGCCGGGCCGCGACCGCTTGCTTGTAGAGCTCTGGGTTCTTGGCTTTGAGGTCCGCTTGGCTACGGGCCACGGTGATCTTGGGCGCACGCGCGAACTTCGAAGTGAAATTCTTGATCAGCATCTGCACTCGACCAGTAGCCAAGGGAGTTACAGGTTTGCCGTCGAGGTCCACAACCCCGTCGATTGTGTTCCATGTGGAAAGGAACGGCTTGCCGTCCGACTCAACGGGGACGACAATCCGATTGCCCTTTTTGTCTGCCACCCTGTTCGGGTTGCCGTCAGCGTCGGCAAAGTCCACCAGCCTGAACTCTTTAGTTCCGACAGCGAGTACGGCTTTTGAGTCCTTTGCACGTAGTGCGGTGACCAGCCGTTTGAACTCAGCCGTCCAACCCGGCTGAGTGTTGGCTGTTTTGGCCCCGGAGTTCACATCCTTAATCAGTTGGCTCAGTGCAGCTACGTCTTGGTCCCCACCAACACGCGTGGCGGTTTCTTCGGCGATCTGTTCCGGGGTTTTTCGCGCGGGCGGTCGGCCCCCTTTGATCCGGTCCAATAGATCGACCTTCTCGCCGCGCGGCTTAGCCTTCGCGTCAAGCACAGGCGTGTCAACCTCAGCCTCGACCTCAGCCTCGACCTCAGCCTCGACCTCGGGCTCAGTGACAACGGGTTTGGGTTTAGGTCTGGGTGCGGGTGTGACCGCAGGTTCGGCGGCTTTAGCGGGGGCCTGTACCTCGGGTGCGGGTGTGACCACTGGTGCTGCCTGTCCCGTTGCCCCTTTGGGTTTGGGTGCATCGCCCTTCCTACCCCCCTTAAGGACTCGACTTTCTTGTGTGCCCTGATTGGCCTTCGCTGGTGGTGTGGTTTCAGGCGGCGGAGCCGTAACTTCGTCTACTACTTTCGATACTTTATCGGGGTTAGCCTCAATGGCAGCATCGACCCCAGCCATATCCTCCACCCCAAGGCGCTCCACGAGGGATATGTTCTGTTCATCTGTGAGGCCAGCGACGCGCTTACGCACAGCAGCTTTCTTGACAGCAGTCTGCTGAGCCTTGGTCAGGGCTTTTGGTTTGGCGGCGGGTGCGGCTGCCTTGGGGGTCTTCATCTTGTTCAGGCGGAGGTTTTTGTAGAGTGCCTCCGTCTGATTACCTTCTTGGACCGCTGCCATCCATTTGCGCTGGGCCTTGGGTGTAAGATCGCGAAGTGTTGTCGCGCTGAAGTTCTTACCGGACTGCGGCCGGAATCTCTCCCATGCAACTTCCGACTCCACGAAGGCATCCTGCAGAAAGAGCGCTGTATCCATGCGGGCGGGCTCGTCTTGCGCCGTTTTCTGTGCGTAAGCTTCCTCGATCTCGGCTTGCGTTTGCCGTCGCCCAAGTCCTTCCTGCCGCTGCGCTTCTAGGTCTGCTGCCTCTTGATCTGCGGCAGTCTGCTCTGCCGCAGCTTGCCGGGCAGCAGCGGCCTCTCTTTGCGCTAAGGCAGTGCGAAGGCCCTCAGCCATTGCTCCGCTAGGCGGGGCAGGCAGGCGCGCAGTGGATGCACCCGGTGCTAGAAGTGTAGCCCCCCTAGTACCTAAGGGTGCCGTGGTAGCCGGAGCGGTTGCAGCGGGTGCAGCACCGGGCGCAAGACCCGCAGGAGTACCGTAGTAGTCAGCCACAGGAGCAATACCCGGTGCGGGCAGCGCAGCAAGAGTTGGAGGTGCGGGAAGTCCAAGGAGCCGAGCTTGGCCGGCCGGGACCGCGTCGATTACGTCACCGGTAATCGGGTCCCTACGGTCTCCGTACGGCAGTGTGATTTTACCTGACTGCCGGTCCTCGGGCTGCAGCCCTCCGGTGGCACGACGCATAAGTCTCAACTGCTGCTCTGTCAGAGGTGTGACGTTACGGCCAGTCGCTGTCTCCGGCAGGTCCATTACTTGCCCCGGACCGGTGGGGGGTACTTCGATCGGTCCAGACCCGGGGAAGTAGGGTAGCCCCAGTGGTTGGAACGACTGCTGACCATACAGTTCAGATGACGCAGTCTCGGTCGGCGGAGGGAGAGCCAGCAGTGGTCGTGTTTGTTCAGTAGCAGTAGTGGTCAGGTCGAGCGGCTTATCCGTAGGGATAGCTGGCTTAGGGCCGGGCCCGTTGAACGCACCGACAGTAGCACCAGCGCCGAAGCCCAGAACCGCACCGGATACACCGGCGAGCTTCAGGTTCTCCATGTAGTTTTCCGACATGTGCGGAGCTAGGAATTTCCAGTCCGCTGGAGCTAGGTTCTCCCGAACAATCGGATCGAACAGCGCCATCTCCATGAAGGTCTGCATGGTTTCGGTAACGGCTTCCGCGGCACCCGTTTTTATGCCTTCGACACCTGCACGACGAAGCAGGTTGCGGGATGTAGCGGACGACGCTTGCTGAAGTGCGTTGCGTGCTGTGGGGGACAGCAGCGAACCGAGTCTACCGGCTGCGCCACCAGCGCCGTACATGTCGAGCACGGTATTGAATAGGGTACCACCGACGATCTCGGCACGGACCTCCGGGTCCGTTACGTCCATCCCGTTGCGCTCAGCTGCATCAAAGAAGCTGGTCATGTGGATCGGCATGGTAGTGATAGCAGCGCCACCGCGGGGTCCAAGGGTACGTGCTGCACTAGCCACGGCCCCAGTCTTACTAGCAGCCCCTAAGGCGCTGGCTGCCCACCCGCCGAAAACGGCAGAGAACAGCATCGGCACAGCTTCGATTACTGTGTCCGTTACTTTCTCGCCGAACGAACTGCGCTGCGAGATCAGGTACGAACGAAGCTGCTCGTTCTCAGATTCCCCGAAGACATCCTGCGCCGCCTGACGCATGGGCTCCCCGATGCTCTCTGCACCAGCGAGTGTGAGTAGACTTCCCGGCAGGGCCGTAAGTCCATAGGCGATCTGCTTGACACCACGACCCAGTAACTCACCGGTGGATCGCCTATCAGAGAACGACGACAGGTACCGATCGAACGACCCTTCTGGCAGTGAGGTCCACCCCTCCCCTTGCGGTCGAGTAGTGTTGGCTGGCTTGGCAGCAGCGGTTAACGCAGACTGGGCGTCGTCAGCCTTGAACGCTTGGTCACCGGCGAACATCTCGTTCGTAGACTGGTTGAAGTAGACCGTGGCTGGGGAACTTACTGCGGCTTGCGGAGCTCTGACAGGCGCGTTGAACATACCTTTAATACGTTCGTCGTTGCGTGCGCGGAAGGCGTCGAGTCCACTAATAGCCTCTGGCGCATCAGGCATAACAGCGCGGCCTGCGACCGCAGTGTCCATGTCAGTCGGTTGGATCGACCCTAGTCCAGTGCGTGTGGCTGGGTCGTCACCGAAGCGGGCAGCCGGGACGCGGAGTCCCGCCCCCATGGAGGCCATGAGCGGGTTGGTGATCGAGAGTCCGCGGTCCGCCATGGGTTAATCCTTCAGTTCTTTGTAAGCAGTCCCGATCGCAGCCCCGGTTTCATCTACTACAGTGGACGGGATGTACTGCATTACCCTCTTACCAGTGTTCATGTCGAATACCACTATGGTCCCGGTATCCATCTTCTCTACCTGCAAGTTGGCGTCTGCTGAGAGTAGACCTGCATCGACCATGCCCTGCTTGTACTGTTCGAGTTCGAGGGTATTAACCTTCTGACCGCGATCCAGTTCAAGAGCGAAGTTCGTAATCACCTGTTGCTTGGCCATGTCAACCTCACCCTGCAGTACAATATTGTCTGCCCGGAAGCCGGCCGCTGCTTCTTCTTTCTGTATGGCGAGTTGGTTTTCGTAGTCCAACTTGCCGTACTCTGCAGCACGTGTGGCCTCGGAAGCCGCGAAGGTTTCATCGAGGATACCGCGCGCCCAGTAAGCAACACTGTTCTCGCCGTTGCCCCCATCCAACTGCATAGCCAGCATACCATCTGCGTAGATGTCATACCCACCCAATGCGTTGGGCTGGATGCCGATGTCACGGCCGAGCTCTTCGCTGAGAACCATCTGCAGGCGCTGCGGTGAGTTGAACTGAAGCTCTTGGATACCCTGAAACCCTTGCAGTTGGTAGATGGTGTTGTCTAGCGCTTTGATCTTGGTCGTGAGTTCTGCGACAGCGGCATACTCGCCGTACTCAGAGTAGATGCCAATCTGGCGAACCAGTTCTTCCCTCTCGTTGTAGGTCTGCTGCAGTTCACGGCCGGGAAGCCCGGGTTCCATGGTGTAGCGTTCAGCGTTTAGCGGCGACATCGGCTGGCCCGGTGGGTTGGCCGCAACGCGTTCTACTGCGGAAGCGTTAACATCTACCTCTGGTGCACCGAGTGCGGGACCAAAGGAAAGTTGCGTCGGCTCGCCACCATAGACGGTCCCGGTGGGGTACGCTTCGCCGGCCGGCATGACGATAGAGCGGCCACCGGGCCCCATGATAGTTACCGTCGGAGCAACTGGTGGGCCTTGTTCTTCTCGTACCCCCGTCTGCACTGGTGCCTGTGCTTGTGCTTGTGCCTGCAGACGTGCTTGTTCTTCAACTGTGCGGCCGCCAACTACCTGAGCCGCGTTGACGACTCCGCCAACCACTTTGCCGACTCCACTAGCCACTAAACCAGCAGCACTACTCAGAGGATCATATCCACCTTGGGCTTGCGCGGCTTTGTATGCGGCAGCGCGGTTCATACTTACTGGTGGTGGCATAGAAACACCGACTCGGTTTTTACCCGCTATGGCTTCTTCAAGCGTATCGTAAGTACCCTGCATATCCTCGATGTTTGTGATTACCATAGGTGCCTCGCTTACACGGAGCCCAGCGGTCGGAGCAACGTCAATCGGGGCACGTCTAACCCGGGTAGGAGACTCGAACGACAGCGGCGGACGGGGTGTCACGGGTGTTCCTGTCGCGGGTGTCTTCGCCACGGGCGGAAGTGTTGGGGTAGTACCACCAACGGCTACAACCGGACCAGAGGTCCGGCCCGGCGGTATCGTAACCCCCGGCGCTTTACCTACGGTTCCGGCAAGCGCTCTAGCCAGTGCGGCGCTACGCGCCCGAGCAGCACCAGCCGCGGCTTCCGCAGCAGCCCGCCTGCGCTTGGCTTCCTCACGGTCTTCGATCTTGAACTGCTGGTCCTGCTCGCGCATCCGCATTTCCTGCGAGACAGCTTCCATGGCTTGGCGGTTGGTACGCTGGCTGATGCCGGTGTTCACACCCTCAGCGTAAGCAGTGGACATGCCGCCACCGGGAGCGCCGATACCACCAAGGACGCGCTTACCGAATGTCTGTACCATGGTGGCCCCCTATCAAACCAGTTTGTTGCGGCTGCTCAGGCTGTCATACAGCTGACCGGCACCGCCTGCCAAGTCTCGTGCGTAGTCGCTACGCCGCTTGTACAGGTCTTCGTAAATCTTCATGTTCAGTTCCGAACCGGCGGTTGGCACTTCGGTTGGGAGTGAAGACAGGCCAGCCCGAGTAGCCTCCGCAGCACGCGCCTGCTCACCAGTGACAGCGGCAGTACCGATCCGAGCACCCTCAATGGCAGCCCGACGACGCTCAGACTCACGCATACCCGGACGTTCCGAGATACCAGCAGTGCGCTCGATATCACGCAGTCCGCGCTGAGTGGCCATCTGGGCTTGGCCATAGGCACGTTCAGGGTTAGCTTCGCCCTGTTGGAGCAGCGACCGTGCACCGGCCAGCTGCTCATCGAAGACGCCTCGTTCCACAGCTGAAGTCTGAGCGTTGGCCACGAGGGCTTCTTGCTCGATCGGCGTCAGGTTCTGCGGAGCCTTACCGAACATGGCCATGGCCAGCGGTGCAAGGTTGCCGATGTTAAGTCCGCTCAGGAACCCACCAGCCGCCGGAGCGGCGGCGGTAGTAAGACCCGCAGTAGCAACAGGGGCAACAACACCCCCAGCCCCACCGGCTACAGCACCAGCACCCCCACCGGCTACAGCACCGCCCCCACCAGCCCCACCGGCCACAGCCTTGGCTCCGCCACCAAACAGACTTCCCCCACCAGCCGTGAAGCCGCCGATACCACCAATCGCAGCGCCAATTAGGGGATTAACCCCCGCCGCACCGGCCCCAAGACCCCCGACCACAGCGCCAGTCAGGGCAGTACCGATTGCACCAGAGACGCCGATAGCGGCAGCGATGGGAGCAGCGATGAAGGGAGCAGCGATCATGGCCACAATGCCGACGACCTTCTTGATTTTCTTCCAAATCTTGGACAGGAAACCCATCACTGCTCTCCCTTGTTCTGTACGTCGCGTGCCTTAGCGATCATTCTATCGAAGTGGTCGGTGCCGAGTCTGCGCGTCACATCGGCCGGGATGACGTACTCGCCCTCATGGGCGTTGATTGGGATGGAGCCATCTGCGTTCTTGCTCTGATCCGGAAGCGCGCCGCCCTTAGACATGGACATCATCGGTGGCTGACCCGCCGACATTGGGGGCTGACCGCCTTGCATTGGGGGCTGACCGGCCGGCATCTGAGTTTGGCCGTTACCCATCGTCTTGCCGATGATGTAAAGGATGATCAGGAAGCCTTGGTCGTACTCCTCGCTGACATCCTCAGCGTCCAGCATCCCCTGCTGGATCAGCACTTGGCGCAGTTGCGGCCACATCTCGGGGTTCTGTAGCGACACCGTTGCGACCTGCACGAAGGTGTTCAGGCTGGACGGATCAATCTCACCGGACGCCATAGACCCTTCGACCTCAGCCCTGATCTCTTCGACCTGCTGCGGGTTCTGCTGCATGAACTGCTGTGCTTGCTGGTCGATGGCAGCGAAGTTAAGCGGACGTCCCTGCCCGCCTTGGGGGGCCAGACCCACAACAGGAGCACCGCCTTGTTGAGCAAGGTTCATAGCCATGGGTGAGGACGCCATGGGGCGCTGAGGCATACCGCCGGGGCCGACCATTCCACCCTCAGCATAGGACTGCATAGGCAGTGCGAGCATACGAGCCAGTGCGGGCGGGAGATCGAGCGACGTCGTCGATGGGCGCATAGGCACACCATTGGGACCAACCATGCCGCCAGCCTCATAGGTAGGTACACGCGAGCGCTCGGCGTTTGCGCGGCTCACTGCGTCGCCATCCTCAGTCGGTGCGTTCCCAGCATCTACGGCCTGCGGTGCCGCAGGAGCAGCCTCGACCATAGGAGCCGGAGCCATCAGCGGTGCAGCCCCCATACTTTGGGCTGGGTTGTTGCTCTCACGCGCTTGGCCCGGGGCACCCAGAGGAGCGTAGTAGTTCGGACCCGGAGTAGGTGGCAATCTGGATGGCACTACGTTGGCGTTACCGCCCCCGCCGGAACCCATAGGCCGGACGCCCAGCCTGTTAAACATGGGGCCGAGTCCGCCGACGAACGTAGGACCGGGCTGACCCCTACCACCGCCGTCAACTAAGTCTCTGAGAAAGCTGGCGACGGGTCCCGGCGCACTGGCAGGCTTAGCTGCTGCTCTAGCATCGGACGCAGCCTGCCTCTCAGCTTCCTGCCGGTTCACGGTAGCCTGTAGGTGCCCCGGGATCGGAGTGCCTTCACGTCTGTACGCATCTGCCGCGTAGCGTGCGGACGCTTCGCGGTTCGCTTCGATCCTAGCTACCTGCTGCGGATCAGTTACGACACGATTGTTGACGGTGACGCTTCTGTTATTGTTGTTAGTGCCACCGCTGTTATTGTTAGTGCCGCCGACGTTTCTATCGACTTGATCTTTTGTTCTCGGCATGATCAGCTCCTCAGCTGCGAAATCAAGGTATTTACCGTAGACCGAAGCTGGGCCACATCGTTCACTAGAAGCTGCACATCACGAACCAGAGCCTGATAGTCAGCAAGCGACGGCACTTGCGCACCGCTGATTGTAAATCCGGACCCTACAGCAGAAACAGCACGAATGGAAGGTTCAGGAGCCTTAGTGATTGTAATAGTGGATTTGGTCAGGGCGCGGCTAGAAGCGTCAGCTTCACCACGTGTGCCCACGAGCAGTTCGATGTTTTGCTTCATGGCGTTCAGGATGCGGTACTCCCACTCCTCGACGCCTTGTTGTGGTAGACTTGGTATGCCGGTGAACCTAGCCATCAGGACCCCTTGAGCGATAGCGGCGTCTCGCCGAGATGGATGGAGCGCACTCGGACGTTGCCGGTTACTTCCACTTCGTAGGTGTCAGTCTTGTACCCCTGCGGCAGACGGAAGACGTCGCTACTACCGCGGGTCGTGGTGAACTGCAGCGTCTTGTTCGCGAAAAGCTTGAACGTAATCGGCTCGATAACGTCCCATGTGATGTCGGCTAGGTTCCATGCAACGTCATAGTCATCCCAAGTAGGGGAGACAGTCGTTCCTGTGTAGTCGGCCACCACACGGGCAGCGCCCATGTTGAACGGCTCTTGCGAGATGAACACCTTGGATTTCCAAGTGTAGTCTGTGTAGGGCTGACCGGGGTCATCCCAGCGCACGATGTCGCCGTTGAGTCCAGTGACGTAGTAGAGGTACCCGCTCCGCGGATCAGACCAAGTGGCCGTGAAGATCGGGGTGTGGTCCACGAAGTCGCCGATGGCCTGCGGGTCCTGACCCTTGCGGTAGAAGAACGACCCGGCGCTATGCGATCCGAAGTACATGCTGTCGTGGAACGCCGCAGTGATCGTGGCCGGATCGAGAGCAAGGTTCCAAGTGTCCGGGCTATGGGCTGCCACAGTTGCGATCTGCACACCACCGGTGAAGGAAGCTATCGCCAGCCCCTCATGGGTCGAGTACAGCACGCCGCCGTCCGTCTGCACAATGCTGCGTTTGCTCAGGCAAGGGTAGACAGCGGAGTATCTAGTGGTGGACATGACCGCAGGATCAGAGCCAGAGATGGCGTAGGGATAACCGTCCGTCAAAACCAAGAGGTCGCTACCGAGGGAAGTCATGCCTACGATGTTGTACTCCAACGAGATTTTGTACTTGTCTGGCCATGCGTGAAACCTGTTCGGCTCAGTGAAGTAGATGTCGTTGCCGACGAACCCGACCATTATGTTGTTCTGGATGACCGTGATCCCTTGGAGGGCCTCCGGCGGCGGGTCGTAGTCGTTCGAGCTCAGGAGGGTGAGTAGGCTGCGGTAGTTGAAGTCATCCACGAAGGTATAGGACGCATCGCCCCAGTAGCGGGCGGCATCTGCCGGGGGGTTCTCAGCGATGTCGTAGTAGATCGTACCCGTAGCAACCGTGGTCGCCGTGGCCGTGCCAGCTTGGGTGTAGGTGATGCTGTACTGGTCGGGCACATCAGTGACGACGCCACCCGTGATGTCGAACCCGGCTACGCTGCAACCAGCCAGCTTGAAGCGGTCGTCCTTGATGAGGTTGTGCTGCTCAGAAAAGGTCAGTGTTGCTGTCGTACCTACGCGCCTAACTGAGGCGATCGGCTGTGGGAACCACAGGGTAGAAAGCCGGAAGTAGTCCGCATCCAACTCGCCTGCAGTGCTGGCCAGTGTGCGGTAGAGCCTGATGCCACGGACGAAGTTGTCCCCGGCCGGCGGTGCCGTCGGCAGACCGGTGATGGTTACGATCTGCCCTTCCTTGATGAACAGGGCAGTGGACGGCTCCGAGCCAATCGACTCCTCGTCCCACGGTGTGTACCACGTGTAGAGATAGTTGCGGGACTGGATCAAACCACCGAGGTCAATCTTGCCGTCAGTGCTGGCCGTAGTCCCTACTTGCGATCCGGGGGAGTAGTAGGTGATCGTCGTCGGGTTGATGACCTGAACTTCTGTCGTAATGTTGAGGTCACGGATGTCCCACCGGCAGTCGCCAGTGATGGCACCAGAAACGGTATCGATTACTGTGAACGTGTTTACACCAGTTACGGTGATGGCGTAGGAGTTGGTGGTGGCCCCGCCCGAGATAAACTCGATGTAAGCCCGAGTGCCTGACACGAGCCCGTGGTTGGTGATGGTCACCGTAATGACTGTGCCAGTGCGCGAGTAGGTCCCGGTGCGATAGGCGAAGCCGGAGATCGTGGCCAGAGCCCCGTCCTTGAGGTTGTGTGCGACGCCGGTCACCAGTGTGACGTTGCCACCACTGTCGCGGGCGAAGCTCGCCGTGGTCACTGCAGTGAAGGACGTTGGTGTGGCGACGGGGATGATCGTCGGGAGTGGTAGACCAAGGTCGTAGTATCCACCAGCAACGGGGTAAGGGACGGCACCTGTGGTCGCCAGTCCGTATGTGCTAACCTTGGGCTTGCCATCACCGCTATAGTAGAACCGCTGCTCGTTGAGCTCGTCAGCAGCAGGGGTAGCGATGTCCACTTCACCAGCCCATGTCAGCCACTTGAGTTCGTCAGTGACCGGATCGCGCAGAGCGTAAAGGGTCCGGATCGTACCGGTCCGGCTGGCGTTGGCAGCTACCACGGGGGCAGGCGTAGGAATAAGATCGCCAGAGTACAGCTTCATACCACGCGCAACTTGCGCCGCAGTGCCCGGGAGCAACTCTGCAGACACACGCGGGAGTGTGGCTTTGAACTCGGCGATCTTAGTCGTTGTCACTTCTTCGACGCCTTCTTCATGCAGCTACCCATGGCGCTGCACTTCTTCGGGTTCGGACAGCCGGGGCACGGCTTGAACTTCGGCATTGGCTTCTTCATCTGCAGAACTCCGCTCGCTTCTTGTTATGCGACGTCACCTTCGTCAGCAGTACAGGGTCGTTCGCTGCCAAGAAGTCTACCACGTTGTCGCTGCCGTAGTATAGCGTTTCTGTCCAGATGCACTCATCTGGTAGTGTTGCGCACCCAGAGCTTAGAGCGAGACTTGAGAGCATCAGGGCTAAGAGCTTCGACTTCATTCTCGATCTCCTTGGCCCTGAGCACAGTGGCAAGCGTGTCTTTGGTGGTATCCACTTCTGCACGCTGCCTACCGTTTCGCATAGCCAGCCAAATAACCGCGATGATCAGAAGTGCGGTAAGGGCCAGTAGCTCCAGCATTACACTGCGCGCTTTGAGTAGATCGACCAGATGGCAACCGCGAGCGTGGTGACAGCACCACCAACGGTCATCATGGTTTCAGCGTCAACCAACCCCTGACCAACGAAGTAGCCGCCTGCAGCAGCGACGAGGGCGCGGACGATACCGCCAACCTGTTCAGTAGTAATCATGTCATCTTCCTTTCAGGAAAGAAACGAACCACGCCGGGATTGACGTGCTGGTCTTGAGTGTACCCTGCCTCTTGGGCTGCCCCTGCGCCAGCCAGTTAGGTACATAGAACCCCGGGCAGGCTTTCTTTGCGTACTGGTTGTGTCCTGTAACCTTGGTTATCATAGGGTACTTACTCTGCAGCTGTGCGACCAAGGAGCGCAGGGCCTTGTCTTGCTCGGGGGTGTAGTTCTCTTGGAACGCATCGGTGCTGGCCGAGCCATGGCCACCGAACAAAGCGATACCGACGGTGCCGGTGTTCTTACCCTGCGTGTGAGCTCCCACCTGATCCAGCGGCCGGCCGGCGATAACATAGCCATTGCGGTCGATGAGGTAGTGATACCCGATGTCCCGCCATCCGCGGTCCTCGACATGCCAGCGCTTAACTTCCGCGGTCTTCTGGGCCGTGGTGCGTGTAGCCCACCACTCAGGGCGGGTCGCTGTGCAGTGGACGATGATCTCGTTCAGCGGACGCATTACTGTTCCCCGAATATCTTGACAATGAAGGCCAGACCGGCACCGAGTACCAGCCAGAACACCTTATCGAATAGTCCGAAGACGACGGCGTTCTTGGTTGACCCACTTTCGATTTCTGCAACCCGATCGTCCATAGCGATCTGGCGAACGTCATACGAGTCCATGCGCTTGAAAAGCGTTACCATGCGCTCCTCAATGCGGGCCATCGTAGTGACGACCTTGGTCAATTCGTCAATCTTGTCACCAAGCTTGTCCAAGTGCTTCTCCACTCGGTCGAACCGCGGGTCTTCGGCCATAATTTAGATTTCCAGCGCGGTGATGCGCGCCTCGAGGGCAGTAATTTTGGCAATAGCTTCCTGAAGTGCTGCAGTCAAAAGAGGAACGAGTTTGGCTTGATCAATGCCCTGATAGATCGGAGCGCCGTCTTCGTTCACCGCGTCTCTTTCTCCGGTCACTGCTTCGGGTACAACAGCGCTAACCTCATGGGCGATGAAGCCATCGACGGTATGTCCGCCTTGGCGCATCATCGAGCCTTCGAGGAAGTTGAACCTCTTGGGCTGAAGCCCTGAAACCCGTGCTATTGCGTCGCCGAGCGGAGTGACATTTTCCTTGAGGCGGTGGTCAGATGATACGTTGAACGCGCTTGCCCGAATTGGGGTGAACGCGGTTCTGTCTCCACTTGTAAAGTCGATATTAGAGGTGCCTCTCGCATGTGAAATGCAGACAGCGGTAGCGCCCACGGCGTGGAAGCCTATAGTTGGGTCGCCAGTGTTGGCCATGAGCTCTAGGGAGGCGTCGGAGTAGTTGGTAGTATTATCCTTCAGGAGACGTAGCCTAGAGCCACTGGGCAGGGCGGTTCCCATCGCAGCATTCCCAGCCGCATTTATCCGCAGCCGCTCCGAGCCGGATGTCGATATTGCCACTGAGCCCGCGTCTTGTGCCGCTATCAAGAGGTCGCCAGTGCCACGGTGAGCGATTGTGGTGCCAGCGTTTGGTCCAGTATCCCCCCGGATAAATCTGGCTCCGTAACCAGTGTAGGTCGCATCACCGATCAAGTCGACCACAGCTATTCCGTTTCCCGTGCGACCGGCCCCGATTCCAAGAGCTCTGGTTTCGGTAGTTGAGCCAAGCAACTGCGCAAAACCGTTGCTAAGGCGAAGCTGCTCTATGCCGCCAGCCGAGAACCCGAGATTGTCCGCTGCAACTGAATACATCCCCGTGTTGAGGTCAGTGCTGAAGGTGTACGCAGGCGCAGCCGCACTGCCCGGCAACGCCTCATCACGAAGTTCGGCGATCGACGCGACGTTGACCCGCATGTCTACGAGCGTGCCTACTTGGAAGGTGGCCGCTGTGGAGCCGTCCTGTGCCCGCACAACCGTCATGGAGTTACCAACCCGGGCCGTGACCTTGATGATCTCGGTTGTACCAGCTTGCGAAACCAGTGTGACGTAGAAGTACTCACCCGCCGTGATGGCGGGGAACGCGCTCCCGCTGGCCACCACTATGCCGGTATCGGACGCAGTGGCTCCGGCGGCGAGGGTGCTGAACGCGTTGTTCTTCAGGATGACGGGCATGGTGTCCTCACAACAGAAGGAAGTCGATGCTATCGAGATACTCTTGCGCGCTATTGGCAAGAACCCGAAGCTCAAAACGGCTATTAGCCGCGAAAGGAATCGCCAGAGTGCCATCTTGCCCCCGTGCAATCGTCATCGTGTCGTCAGCACGAGCAGTCACCTGCACAATCTCGAAGTTGTTGCTGGTGTCCTGCAGGGTCGCCTTGAAGTACTCACCCGCCCCGAGCGTCGGGAACAGTGCACCTGTGCCGGCGGTGACCACCAGAGAAGTAGCGACGCTTGTCAGTGCGCTAGGCACCACCGTCGTAGCGTTGTTGGTGAACTTGGGGGTCATATCTACCTCACGCGAATTTTGGAGCCGAGGCAACCATCGTGCCGCGTGCGTTGCCTAGATTAGCCCGGGCCCTGCGCTCGGTCGTCGAATACAGCGCCTGCTTGGCATGATAGGACGCAAGCTCACGATCGGACCAAGCCACACCCGGCATCACAAGCAGGGTCTGAAGTGCCGAGTGCGAGATCACTTCCTCAAGGTCGTTGAAGACGACCTGATCCATGCCGGCCGCGGTGCGGGTGGGCTTGAGCGCGTAGAACATGCGGATCGAATAGACGACCTCGGCATCCGGCAGCGGCAGTACGATGTATTTGTCCGGGCTAAGCTGCGTCACAGAGCGCGGCTGCGAGGCGTCGGCGACCACGGAGTCCGGCAGGACAAAGGGTTCGTTGTCGTTGAACAGGTTCTCGTTGTACTCGAAGCTGTTGTACGAACCGGGGGGGGTCTGACTCCAGAGGACCGACGGGTCTTCGCCGCTGTAGAGATCGGCCCACTCGGGGTACTTGGCGATGGCCTGCTCAAGGGTCAGGACCTCAAGCGGCGAGTCGTTCATGATCGTGCCGAACAGGACGTGGACTTCGCTGTCGTTCGGCTTGTCGTAGAGGTACTCGTGGACCCCCGGCAGCAGGTTGAACTTGGGCTGCGTGTACCGCCATGCGAGCGTGCGCTCGCACACCCTGATCGCTGCGTCGCGGACGTGCTGAATAGCCAACGGCTGCGGACAGCCGGGCACAGACGGCAGGACCTTGGGGAGAAGGTCCGTGAACAGACGGGTTGCCATCAGATGACCTCACCACTTTCCATACCGGCCGACTTGGTGTCGGTCAGTTTGCGGCTCTGGAGTCCTGCACCCAGTTGCTCCACGAAGCTGTCATAGAACAGCTTGGCTCGGCCGGACTGCACGTGCTCGTCGTCGATCGACTCCGCGAGGTAGACCGTTCCATCCACAACGATCGGGAAGTACGTGTCTGAAATGACGTCGATGGAGGCGTTGATCGTGTAGTCGATCGGGCTCTTGGCATACTCCCCGACAAGAACGATCCCCGCGGCGGGGCGGGGATAGAGGAAGTAGCGATCGGGGTTCTTGACGTGCCGCATGAAGTTCACCGGCGTGCCTGACGCCTCGTTCATCCAGCCGGGGTAGTTTCGGTTCATCGTCTCACGATCGACCTCAGTGATGGCATTGCCGTTCTTCACTTGGAAGATGTCCACCAGCCGGATCGCCTCGGCGGGCAAGGACTGCACAGCTGCGTCAGCAGTGGTCGTGATATCGACGATGTCCGTGAACAGGTCAGGTCTGAGGATCGCCATGCGCTGGAGCGTCTGGTTGACATAACCTAAAAGTACCGTGTCGCTATAGCGATACGGTACCAGCTGGTCCTGCACCAAGCGGCGGACCTCAGTTATGACCTCCGCTGGCGTCATTCAGGCAAGTCCCTCGAAGCGTCCGCTGACAGTTCCGGCGAAGTATATACGGGTTCCTCGGGGATGTCATCAGTTGAAAGTTCAAGGCGCTTGGTACGGCGCTTTGCCTTCTCTACCGCCGGAGTCATGAACCGCTCGGGGTATGCCTCTTCTTCTGTGACTTCCTCGCACAGCACGTTCCTCGCGAGAATCTCGTTCCACTCGTAGATGAAGCCGTCGTTCTTATTGCGCAGATACCGCATTACTTCTTTCCCTTCTTGGCGACACCCTTAATGGTGCCCTTGTTTTCCGAGGCGTAGAACACGCGCTCTCCCTGCTCCTTGCCGTACTGCTTCTGCATTGCGGCCTTGATCTTCTTACCTTTTTTGTTCAGCGGCATGTTACTTCCTCTTCCCTGATGGCGACACTGGCCACGACTTGCGCGCAGGACCGGTCTTCTTGGCTGCCATGGTGCGCTTCTCGGAGGCGGTCATCTTAGCGGCAGCAGCGGCCGGACGGCAAGCAGGATAGGCCCGCGAGGACTTCTCAGACCCGGAGCGCCCGCACTCCTTACCGGTCTTGGTATCGACCCACTTCTCGCCGAACCACTTGCCGAGTCCGCCCTTGCTCATTTCTTCACCCGGTTGTCCGGGCCACTCCAGCCGCCGCCCCGCTTCTTGTACTCCTTCGAGGCCCACGCGTTGGCGTAGGCAGAGGGGTACATGTCGAACTTGGCCTTGGCCGCAGCCTTGACCTTGGACCAGAGTGCTGGGTTGGTGGGCTTGGGGCTGGCCATGTCAGCAGTTCCATGCCCGAAGGCTTTTGTTGATCCGGCTGTTCGGATCGCTGGCTGTCTTCTTGGAGGTCAGCTTCTTCTTCATGCCCTCCATCCGGGCGCAGAAGCTATCACGACGTGGACCACCCTCAGGCTGCGGTGCCTTGAGTCCGGGCTTGCCCGGGTTGGCCTTGTTGTAGGATGCGCGCCCCTTGGCGTTGAGGCCACCGGCCTCGCTCTTGCCTTCCTTGCGGGTCCAAGCAGGTGTCTTAGCCATCACGCGATCCTCTCAACCGCGAGAACTGTGGACGGGATAGCTGGGATCGCAGGCGGGCCTGTGACTGCGGCAGTGTGTTCGAGCGTGACTAGCGTGCTCTCGGGGAGCCAGAAGATTTGCGCGTACTGTCCCGCAGTCACGGTGAGGTAGAACACGATCTGAAAGAACCCCACGCCACCGTCGGCGGCTTTAGGGACGACGACCCGTGTAGCGGAGCGGGGCACGTTGGTGCCATTTACAGATAGCCATATCGTGATGTCGTGGTCGTTGCTGTCCGTGTTCTCCAGCTGCATGTTCGGTGCCACCATATAGGTGCCCGCTGCAGCGAACGTCAGCCGTGTCAGGTTCGTGCCGTCGGTGACCATCGTAATACCGGCACCTGCAATCTCAGTCGTACCGAACTTCATCGCCGTAGGCACCGTGGTGCTGCCGGTCTGGTCCGTGATGTCAGAGAAGGCTGCAAAGGCCCGGCCGGTAATCGTGCTGTATGGCACCTTGCCGCTGAGGATATCGACGTTGGTGATGTTCACCTCGCCGGTACCCTTGGGCGTGATGTTGATGTCGATGTTGGTGTCGGTGCCGTCGGCAGCCAGTGTGCTCCCGTTGAGGTTAACCCCCGCGGCCGCGGCGCTGGTGGCCAGCGTCGTCGATTCCACCAGCGTGAGCCCAGAGAAGCTGCCGGTGAATGTGACGCCTGAGACTGTGCCGCCGGTGATGGCGACCGCGTTGGCGTTCTGGGTGGCGATGGTGCCGAGTCCGAGGTTGGTCCGTGCGCCCGAAGCGTCAGACGCCCCTGTGCCGCCGTCAGCGACGGCGAGGTCCGTGATCCCCGTGATGGTGCCGCCGGTAACAGCCACCTTGGTCATGCTCACTGAGCCCGTGCCGTTGGGCGCGAGGACGAGGTTCCCGTTCGTGTCGAGCGTGCTGATCGTGTTGCCGTTCAGCTGGACGTTCTCAACCGAGGCAGACCCTGTTCCGACTTTCAGTGCCGTGGCTACCCCCGTCCCGCTGTAGACAGTCTTCTCACCAGCTTCAGGACCACCGTCCACATGGAGCAGCTGGTTGTAGGTGTCCTTGATCTTCTGAGACGTCAGGTTCGTTGACATGGTGGTTGGTCCTTAGGCTCACGTGGATCATTATAGCAGTGGGTTACCATCAATATCAAACGCCGATCCTTGTAACTCACCGTCAACTTGACCCCGCCAGTGCTGAATTGTAATGTCGCCGTTGTTCCCAGAGCCGCCGCTTTGTGCCGTATCTGACGTAATAAATACGTCAGCAGCACCGCCGTCTGTACCATAACAGCCCCAGAGCAGCATTTCCTTGGTGGTTCCTGCACCCAAAAGCTTCTCGTGCCAGAACAGGGCTTTCGGGCTTCCTGCGCCGGGATCACCAGCGCCCACGTTATAGTTTAGAGAATGGCACCCATTCACATCAGCCACGACTGCGCCTCTAGACATGCCGGCAACTGTATTGGTGCGCAGTATGTGCATACTATCATGCGCAGTAGTGACGTTTGCAGAAGTTCCAAGTGCAGGTTGGTCGGCAAAGCCTACAAACCCGGAGAAAAACCCGGAGCAATCGTTCTCGTAGATTGTAATATACTCCCCCTTAGTGCCGTCAGTCTTAAAGGAGTGATAGTTGAAGCAGTCACTGCGTGACCATTTTGCGTGGCAGTTGTCCAGCGCGGTCACGCCTGCATCGTAAATCTCAAACTGGTTTCCGCTTCCGCCATAGGCGAGACAGTTCCGCAGCCCGACATAACTTTGGTTGGGTGCCATAGTCGAACTTGCCGTAACAGGTCGAAATCTAAAGTTTGCATTTGTAGCGGTACCTACGTTGGAGAGAAAGTCAAGATTTTCGAACAGCAGCACTCCGCTAGTAGTGTCTAGAACTTGGCTAAAACCGTGTTGGTACGGGGATTCCGTATAGAGCCACCCATTAGCTGGGTCTGGAATACGTCCGTCGTGCATATGGACGTAGAGGTCTGCGTTCGCGCCATCCCAAAAATATGTACCACGCGTCGTCTGGCAGGTGGCAACGTCCGCAGCCGCTGTAATCGGGAGCGGAATCCCATTATTGTCTTTGAATTTAGCATCAAACTGGGCGCGATAAAATTTTGCTGACGCCGTAGTCGAAACATAAGCTCCGCTCGCGCCACTGGCCGTCCACGAAAAAGACGCAAGGTCGTAACTTTCGCGCATAGAGGCGAAAATAGTGCGCCCACTTGGGCTTGCTGACCTAACTTTTAGTTTACCCGAAAACGGAATAGCCCCACCCGAATTACTCTTACTCAGATATCCCACAATCTCATCTTTAACATTAAGTACTGCGGGTGATGTCATATTAAGATAGGCATAGTTACATGTTTTCCACGCGGTGCCAGATGTAAGTCCGTCATTCGCATCGCTACCAGCAGTATAGTCTAGGTAGTAGTTAGTAGCTACCTCGTACCGCGTAAAGTCCATTATATCATATGGATTTACTATATATCTGACCGCGTTATCGTCTGAATATAGACGCGCACTAAGTTTATTGTTGAAGGTTACAGGTAATGTTATAGATTGTATTGGTAGCGATTGAGATGCTACTGCGCGCAGTTGCGGCGCGTATGCGCGGTATAGTTTTATACCGCCGGCAGTTACTAGATCATTATCTACAGCAACTGATGCTGCAACCTCATAGCTAAATCCCTCCGCCCGTGTGCGAATGATATCTCCGGCAGATACGGTGCTAGATTGTCCTGCCGTATAGGTAAAAGTGGTATCCGCAATAACTGCAGTAACATCTTCACGGTCAAAGAACCCGGCAGCAGCCCCGGCTACGTTTGCAAATCCCTGCGCCTTGGCAGCATAATGCAGAGCCGAATACTTGTTGGGCTCAACGGCCGTGTTCTCTGGGTTTACTGCCCATGCCTCTGCAGCAGCGATGGCGATCTGTTCGTAGTTCTGCCAACCCGACGATGTGTAGTAGCGGAAGATCATGTCCGAAGAGCGGAGGTACCCGTCGCCAAGTGCGAGCGAGTCGCCGTTGAAGCGCTGCGTAGGGTCCGCTGTAAGCACGCCGTGAAAGTAGAGGAACGGGAGATCGTCGATCATACCCTCAGCCAGCTGCGATCGTGAGATGCGCTTGGTGGTATTGGCAGTCGTATCAAAGATCACGACGTCGTCATTGTTGGCGCTACCTGCGCCAGAGAGAGCCGTCAGTTCTGAGATACGCTTGCCGGGCATGGTCTATCCTATCATGAAGGAGTCAGGCCCCGGAGGGCCTGACTTGTGTTAGACAACGACGTAGTCGAAGATCACGTCGATGTGAGTAGCAGTCGTCACATCACTGCCCGTCTTGCCGACGGTGATGCCAGTGCTCACGTCGTTAGCAACGAAGGAAGCGCCATCCGCGAGGACAGCCGCGCCCGTGCCACCAGCGGTGAGGACCGTGCTCCGTGTCAGGCTGGCCTGAGCAAAAGCAACAAGTTTTACCGCAGTGGTCTGAGTACCCAGCACATCCACGGTAGTGACTGCACCAACAGCACCGCCAACGGCGATGGCCTTGCAGCTGACCATACGTATACTCTTGCCGGTGATGGCAGCTACGAGAGTCGCCCCGGCGTTTACCTGAGCGATCGTGAATCGCACACGCGCGCTCAGGACAGAGTCAGTGACGTTAAGGCGCGTAATGGTCGCCTCGTCCGCTTCAAGGCTGATCGCCTTGAGCCTAGAGTGCGTAACCCCAGTATAAACAGACATTTTCCCATCTCCTATTTGAGGGGGTGGGGGCCGAAGCCCCCACCGTTAGGCCGACGGGATCGTGCCCAGATCAGCGCCCATGTTCACAACAGCCAGCGAGACCTTGACGCGAGCGACGTCAATGGAGTTGGTGTTGATGGTCAGCAGGATGTTGGTGTTCACCGCGCAGTAGTAGGCCGTCGCGTCGGCATAGCCGCCGCTCGTGCCCACAGCAGCGTTCAGGTCGAAGCCGTCAACCCAGAAGTCAACGGTTCCGCCGCCGATGCCAACGTCGATGTTACCCGCAGCGCCTTCTGCCTTCTCCAGCGTAGCGACGCCGGACAGGACGAACGAGCCCTTGGGGAGCACACCGATCACCAGTGTATCGGTAGCAGCCAGCGCAGCAGCGCTAGCAGCGGTCCGAGCAGCGGCGATCTTGGCGAAATCGAGTTCGATCTCGATGACGCTCACGCGGTCAGTGTAGTTGGCGGTGAAGCCAGCCGAGTTCTTATAGAACCCGAGCGAGTCGGTATAAGCAACCATGATCAGGTCTCCTTATGCGAACGTGACGACGGCTTGCGACAGAGCTTCAGGTTTCACGACTTGGTAGCCGTAGACCTGCAGCCCGCGGATGATGTTCCCGAAGGTGGACTGCGCACGAAGCGTTTCCATCTCGGTCATCTGCGACGCAAAGGTGAAGCCCATCTTGTGGCCGGCGACGATCGAGGTCTTACCCGAAGAGACGTTCAGGTTGTGCGACACATAGAGTGTGAAGCGATCGATCATGCCGAGACGGCCGTTGCGCATCGGGGAGACACCGTCACCGGTCAGCGACGCGTCCTTCAGTTCGGACTTCTTGACGATACCAGCCATCTTGGCGGGGATCACAAGGAAGCGGTCCGACTCGGGGACGTTGGCTTCGTCGAGCACGGTGCCCATATCGACGATCAGGTCGATCACGGAGGTGGTGCCGCCAGCGCCATCCTTGGTCACGGTCAGCGGAGACGCCGTCGTGCCGAGGTTGAAGGATGCCGACTGCTGACCAGCAGTGAGACCCTTGTTGAACGCGCCGATACCCGGGAGCATATCGGTCAGCACGCGCTGATCGATCTTGATTTTCATCTGCTCCGAGGCGTCCTTCGACCACATGTCCATCAACTTGATGTCCGACTGGACACGGTCGATGTCGTCCTCGACGCAGGAGAAGTACTCGCCTTTGTCGATGAGCAGCTGCAGCTTGGGCGAGTCAGGGTTCTCGACGACAAGGTTCTGGCCCTTGACGTACTCACGAATGGTGATGTTCGGCTGGGTACGGATGTTAACCGTATCACCCATGGTGCGAATTTCACCTTCGTAGTCGGTGTTCGAGATCGCTGCGAGCACAGTGGCATCGTAGAAGTTCTCGATCAGTTTACCGGACCAAACCTCGGGGATAAAGTTACCCGAATAGTTCGGCCGGCCGGGAGCGACTGGATAGGCCATGTGTTGTCCTTTCACTTAGCCAGTTTCACGTAATGCGACCTTCGCGCTGTGCGGCGAAGATATCGCGCTCGATCCGGTCACGCTCCTGCTCTTTGCCCTTATACACACCTTTGCGAACATCGTCAAAGAACTTGGCGATGTCGGTACGCGAGTAAGACTTGGCGTCATTACCAGCAGTGCTGGCAGAAGCTGTGGTCCTACCGCGCCCCGGCGCGATCTGTTTTTCGAGCTGAGTAGCAGTTGCGGTCCGAGTTTGCTGAGCAGCAGAATTGCCATTCGATGACTGCCACGTACGGAAGAACTCGCCGACGCGATGAGCGTCGAGTTGACCTTGTGCATTGTCGAGGTACACCTGCCGGTTCATACCGGACAGGGGATCGACTTCCAGCAACCAGCTATGGAACCCTTGGTTGGCGTTGATTTCACGCCAGTCGGGCACAATAGCGGACAACTCTGACCAGAACGTGTTCTCAGCAGTGAGGGCTTGCCTCTGAACCACGCTCTCCACCTTGGGGACGACGTTGGTCTGCACTTGCATGACCGTACGCTTGAGGTCGGCGATCTCGCGGTATGCTTCGCTAAGCTCTTCACGAGCCGCTCTCCGCATAACGTCGATAGAATCTCCGTACTCCTCAGTGTCCTTGTCAGTGATGAGCCTAGCCGCAGTGCCCTGTGCAGGTTGACCCTGCTGGGGTGCGGAGAGCGAGGAGATCAGCTGTTCAAGCTGACTTACCCGCTGGTTCATCTGATTGTTCTCCGCCCGAAGCCGGGTGGTGTCAGCATTGTACATCCCTTGCAGGGACCGCCAGCGCTGTTCGTAGGTCTGTTCTTCGTCGGTGTTGTCGGATCGTCCATGCTCGGCGGACGCCGACCCAGCTGCAAGAGGTACGACACGGTTGGCAGGCTCAGCCTCAAAGCTCTCATTACCCGTCTCAGCGCCCGCTTCGGGGGCTCCAGACTCGGGGTTAAGGTCTTCGTACAGCTTTGCAACAGCCTCTGACTGCCGACGTACTTGCTCAGGAATAGCCATTGTGAACGCTCCTCTCGGGTGTGCGTGATTGGATCAGCTGCCTCTACGAGACTGTGCTGCTAAGTCAGGGGACTCATTTATGAGCTTATAAAGCTCACTCAGAACCTGACACCGCCCCTGTGCAAGTGTCACGCTCTGTGCTCCGACGCTGGGTAGCCTTTCAAGCTCAGACATCCGCCACTCTCCCAACCATTCTGCAATGACCGGGTGTTGACGAACGCTGCTTGCCAGCGCGTGGATTACTTCTGGGGTGGCCTGCTTCACTGCGGGCCCCCACTAACGAGGTTCATACCACCGGCGGGTGCGCCGGCTTGGTCGATGGTCTCAGCCTGCGACTGTCCGCCCCCGGGAGCAGGCATCTGCTCAGGGACTGCGGCCGACATCCGGTTCATCATGGCGAGCTTGTCGCGCGACGGGACGATGTCGTCGGCTGGCATCTGGAGCCCCTTGGCGACCTCACGCAGCAGCGCGGCCCGGCCCTCAGGACCGATGATCCCCATGTCGAACTCGTTGGCGGTGGCGTTGAGGAACTCCACGCGGCGGACGTTAACCGTCTCTTTAACCGCGAGGTTCACTGCCCCTTTAGCCACAACCTGAGCATCGCCCTTGATCGACTCATCCGGATCATACCGCATGTTGTAGACGAACTGGCGCTGCACGATGGTCTTGAGCACGTCGTTGTCGATGTGCATGACGACCTGACGAATCCCCTTACCCGCGGAGCCCATCAGCATGGACAGCCCCGACGCTGTGCGCCCGGCCCCCTGCACGTTGGTGTCGCCGTAGATGTAGGACGGGATGCCGCTGTGGTCGTCTGCCAGCTTCGAGAACCGGTCGTAGACGCCCATCAGGGTGTTGGCGTTGTCATCGGGCTGGTTGAACCGCACGGCCGGCGCAGACGAACCCAGCGGGTCGTTGAGGACCTGCCAGATTTTCCACGGCTGCAGCTGTGTGATGTCCTCGTTGGGCGGCAGCCGCTCAAGGTTAACCTCAACCTGAGGTCCCGAAGCGATCGCCATGTTATTGACCAGAGCCCGTGCAGCTGCGTTGCAGATGTTCTGCAGGTCCTCAATGATCTCAGGGATGCCCTTGCCCCAAAAGGCTCCCGGTTGTTTGATGAACGACGTCTTGGCGTAGGGCTTCTCCCCCAGCGGGTCGTAATTTAGGACAGCCTTGATGACGTAGTTCCCTACGACCCAGACGTTGGCATCGTACTCGCGTGCCTCATCAGGGACTTCCTCGTCGGTCATCCCCCACTCGCGCAGCATCTTACCGCTGACCTTGCCCCAGAACTCCAGCGTGTCGTAGACCTGCGTAGGACGAAGCTCTGTGTGGAACTTACGCTCCTCCTCCTCGCGGGAATCCTTCTGCCACTCCTGCACCCATGACTGGGTGTTGCCGATCTCTAGGACCTTGCGGACGGCTTGGTCGTCATACCCCGGCACGCCGATCAGATCAGCCAGCTGGGTCCGCGTCATCTCGTGGTACTCAAACAGGTAGCCATCGTTGATGCGCGTGATCCCCGGCTCGGGGTAGATATTAAACGGGCTGACCCGCTCGTACTCAGGAGCGATGCGCTCCCCCGGCTGCAGCGTTGTGCCATCCCACTTGAGGTAGCGCTGCCGGCGGACGATGGGCCCCTTGACGAAGGCAGCCGGGAAGGTGACGAGGTCGGTGACGAACTCGTTAAAGGCGTCAGCCCAGCCACCTTGGCTAAACTGGTCCTCGATACGGGTCTGCATCCGCTCGACGCGGTTCTGCGCCGCCTGCAGAATCTTGAACCTGAACTCCTGAGCCACGGCCTCTTTGAGCTCTGCCAGCTGTGTCCGGCTGGGCGCTTGCCCCGAAGCTTGCAGGACCTCCATGATGCGCTCAGCGAAGGCCAGCTGCAGTTCTTCCGAGTCCTTGGGGGAGAGATCAGGGATGGGCGTAGGGGCTAGGCTCCACGGTGGGGAGCCGCTGTCCAGCAGGATGTCACGCAGCCAACTCTCGGCCGCACGACATTTGACCTCTGTGATCATCATGAAGACTTCAGAGCCGCCCTGCGAACGGATGGCCTGCATCTTGTCGGCTTCGTACTGACCGTTGCGCTGACGCATGGCGGTAAGCATGATGTCCGTGATCGGGTCGCGCGAGATGCGCGCAGCATCCCAGCACTGCTTGAGGTGAGCCACGATGCCCAGCATGACCGGGGCGTTCTGACGTGCAGACAGTTCTTTCTCGGCCTGCTCGCGCTCGATGCGAACAAGGTCGTTGTTTCCCACCACGCGCATTATTGTCAGACCGGCCATGATACTTTATACCTCACTATTCGTTAGATGTATAGGTAGTTAGTCCCATCGCCGCCAGCGCCTCAGCGCCACCCATTCCTCCGAGCGCGGTCAGCACCCCCGGCACTGCCAGCACCGGCTCCAGAACGAACACCAGTGCCGCCTGCGCGCGTCCAGCAGCCGTCATGTCGATGATGCTGTCCATGTCCCATGCGGGCCTGACGAGGGGCTGTGTAGCGCCTGAGACCCATTCGTCTGAGGCTTCCCAGCTTGCGGCTGCGTACAAGTTGCCGTCAGCGTCCTGCCAGTCGAGGCCCATAAATGTTTCGGCGTCTGCCGGGCCATATGCCAAGCACATGGCAAGCTGGTTTGCATCGGCAACAAGGGCCTCAGATGGGGCTGCTACGATCCGCATCACGCACCGCCTTTCGCTGCCAGCCACGCTGTCAAGTCGGTTGTCTCCGTTCCCGTCAGCGCGCGGTTAATCGCCAAATACCCGGACAGCGACAATACTTTGAGCACGTCTGTAGCCCCGGACAACGACTGCCCGGTTTCGATCGTCACCGTGCCTGCCGAGTTGACATAGGCCACCGTGTATGTGCCAGCCGATGCCGTCCAGTTCAGTGTATCCAGATCGTCAAACAGATACGACACCGACTGCACCCCGGTTTGAGTAACGTCGTATTGCGTGGTGACGCGCTGGTAGTCTGTGGCGGTGGAGTTGTGTTCAAACTGCAGCTTTGCGTCAAGAAACTCTCCGCCAACCCAAGTTCGGGACGGACGGTCAGCGGTGTGCGTTGCACCAGCAAGAGCGAATTGAGGGCTGGACGTTCCGGCGCTGGCGCGTGTGTGGGTGACTGAGCATTTCACTGAGCCATCGGGCAGTGTGACCACCAAAGCAGTGACTGCGGTGGCCTTGCCAACAACAGAAACAGAATCCAAATCAAATGTCGCGGACGCAATGGGCGAAACGCTTCTGTCGGCTACCCAAGCATACCGATTCCGACCAGCGGTTGAGGGGAACGCGGCGCTTATTGTTACCGCGCTTGCTGGCGCAGACGCAGAGGTAGTTTCAACATATGCTGCACCTGTAGCCGCGTTTGCGGTTATCCGCTGCCCGGACGCTGTGACCCCGCTTTTAGTCCAGCCGCCAGACCCAAGCGCAACGCTGAAATCTTCGCTGTACGTCAGCAAATTCCGCCGCCCCCCGAGTGGCACCACACCGTATGTCGGGCGGGATGCGGCTGTGGCTTGCGTGGCGTTATTCCCCCGGCCCGACTTGTCGTTCGTGCGCGCCACGGTCTGCGCGGGAGCCGTCACGGAGGTGGTGCCAGCGGTGTCTGCGAAGAGGGTCGTTAGATCGCTGGGGTCGAACCACGCGCCGGGTTCGTCCAAACCAAAAAGAGAAATAGGATTAAACTCGGCCCCCCCGCTACGGCGACGGCGGTTTAGAGCAGGTAGATTAAACCCCATTCGAGCCTCTCAGCACCATGATGACGGACAGGGCGCTGGCTGTACCGGAGGCGATGGACGGGCGGATGTAAGCGGCTGAGAGCGAGAGCTCTTTGTACCCGGTTGCTGAGAACGTGATGTCGTTACCCAGCAGGTCCTTGGCCGTGGCCCAGTTGGTCCCGTCGTTGCTCACCTGCATGGTGATGACAGAACTGCTGAAGGTACCCACCGCTTGCAGGGAGGCCGCAAGGCCGTACTGCTGGGTCAGGGTGAACGCAGTGAACGTATCGCCAGCAGCAATACCGCTCCAGATAAACCTAGGAACACCCACAATGGTGGTGTCAATCGCAGGTGCAATAAGCGGCATGATCTACCTCAGATTCCGTAGTTGAGTTTCTTGCGACCCGGGTAAGTCTTCTGTTTCTTCTTGGGGTCTGCCACGGGGCGCGGGCTTTTGGCCGGAGCAAGAGCTTTGGGGTTTGGCTTGGACCGCACCGGTCCATCGGTCTTACCCGGCGGCTGGCTGTTCCCGAGCGCACGCTGGAGCGTGGCGGCGTTCTCGTCCTTACCGGGTTTGGCGTTGTACTTCATGCTGTACCTCAGAGTGTTCCGAAGGGTTTCTTGGACGCGGGTTGCCTACCCGCCTTAGAGGTCTTGCCCGTAGCCGAAGTAAGGGCGTCCCCTACTGTGCGACCTTTGACGGACTTGCCAATGGCAGCACCCAGACCACCTGCGCTGATACCGGCTTTGGAGTTACCCAGAACACCCATGCCGCTGGGCTTGCCGGCGGTCGGGTTGGTCGCCTTAGGACCCCCGGCTGCTGCGGCTACCGAGGCTGCTTTACGTGTTCTGACCGCATCCCTGACGCCGCGAGCGCCTTTAGTGCCCCCGGGCATGCCGCCGATCCCTTTACCCATAGCCATAGACGTAACCTCCTGCTGAGTTTGACGCAATATAACTCGCATCGCTAAGTATGGCAAGAGAAACCCCGCCGGGGGTGGACCGGCGGGGTAAGTCGAGCAGGTGGTAACTGGGAGGAGTCACCGTAGGTGTGATCTTTGTATCAGGCCCAACCACTAGCGTCAACCCGCTTGATCTCGCGGCGTTGGTTGAGCATGGCACCACTGTCGATACTGCCGATGTGAAGGCAGAGGTAGCTGATCGCGTCGCCGATGTGGCTGTGCTTACCCGCATCGCCACCCTTCTCCAGCCCGTCCCCGTTCTTCTTGAACCTGTACCCACCCATCATGGCTGCCTTGAGCCGCATACAACTGGGGTCGATCAGCAGCCCCGGGTCACCGTCCACCTGCCGCATGAGGTAGTCGTCCACAGCTGCGATCCGTGACGTGATGCTGTTGGTCCGGGCGGGCATGACCCGCAGCCCTTCCGCCTTGATGATGTCCACCGCGGAGCGCTCGTCTGTCTGCGCCCGCTGCACGCCGGCCGGGTCAACCACCACGATGACCGGGGCCCCGGAGAACCTATCGTAAAGTAGGGGCTTAAGCACCGTGCGCACGAACCTCTGAACGCCCATGTCGTAGCTCACCGCCTCTGCGAGAACGAGTGCCCGTCCGCGTGGGTCCTGCTGTCCGATCACCGCGGCAGGGGTAAGACCGAGGTCCATTCCCACAATGATTGGACGAGTGCCATTGAGGAAAGGTCTGAGAGTGGCTCTGGACATGTGGTAGTCGGGACGGAAGTATTTGAACACAGGTGTGCCAGCCAGCGAGAGCCCGTAGTCTCCGTCGATGAAGACCCGGATGTACTCCTCCGAACGGCCTTGGGTGTCATAGTATCCCTCCGGCAGGTTCTCGATGTTCTCTGCGTAGGGACTCCGCCCTGACGGCTGCTTGAACACATCCCAGCCGTTGTCGTTGGGGCTCACCCCATCCTTCGGGTCGATCTGCTCCATCTGGTGGTAGTGCCACGTATCCATCACCGGCGGGTTGGTATCCATGAAGATGCCGAACCAAGATGCCCCCCCGTCCTTGGCTGAGGGGAAACGGCCGACCCGCTTGGACAGTGCATCGAGGATATCCGGGTGGATGTCCCTGCTCTCGTTGACCCATGCGAAGGTCGCCTCCAGCGAGTTCAGGTTAGCCACGTCGTCCGAGTCATCCAGCGCTCGGAACATGATCTCGCACTCAACGTCACCCACCTTGAAGAAGTAGGTCTTGGTGGTGCGCATGTAATGGCCACAGACCCCCGACGGGAACCAATCCATGAAGGTCTTGATGGTGGTATCTGTCAGCTGACGCACGGTTTCACGCACCACGATGCAGCGCGACTTCCGTACCCCCTGTGCGTTGGGCTTCTGCTGCCCAGCCCTGCGGATGATCTCAAAGCAGCACGCCACGGACTTGCCGGAGCCCACAGGGCCCATGATAACGCGCATCCGGGCGTCTGAGCCCATGAATCTGCCCACTGTGGGGGTCGGTGTGTAGGAAATATCAAGCGGCATCGTATACAACCACCCTGTAAAGCCACTTGCCGGGCTTGGGCCGGCCATTTCGGGCCGTTCTGAAGGACTTTTTGGCTTGGGAGAGGGCTGCTAGGAAGGTTTGGAGGTCCGAAAGCGCGTAGAAGTCGTGGGTTTCACTCCTCATCCACGTAATCCGTGTACTCGGGCTCCACTTGGGCCTCGATTACGGGCCTTGCCGTCACATCCAGCGTCTGTCCACCCAGATTTATGGTGATCGTGACGCCACCGGCTGCGTTTTGGGCCTCGTTGGCAGGTGTTGTGTCCAGTCCAGCCCACTTCACAGTGGATTTGATCAGGTCTGCCTTCACTGCGGGGCTCACGATCGGGTCGTGGATCAGCAACCAGCTGGTGCGGAGGAGCTCCTCCGCCTGTGCACGCGCCTTAACCTTAAACGTGAGCCCCTTAGTGTGTACTTCTTCCCTGTAGCCCTCGACCTTCTTCAGGAAGTTGGCATCCTTCTTGAATATCAGAAGGTCGTTGGCATCCAGTTCGTGTCTGTCCAGAAGCTCATCCAGCTTTTCACCACTCCCCTCAAGGAGGAGGGCGAGATCAAAGGCGAAGCGATCGCTCCACTTGGTCTGGACGGGGCTCATGAACATGGGCGTAAGGTAACTCAAGGTGGCGGGCGCAGTCAAGGCGCTAAGCGCCCGGCTTGTGGTAAAGGTATAATGTAAAGGTTTTGGTTTTTTGGCTGGAAAATTTTATAAGGGGTGTGTGGTTGGTGTAAGGATGTAAAGGTATTGTAAATTTCGGGTTTTGTTGTAAGAGCTTTATCACTATACCGGGGGGCCGGCGAACGCTAGTCCAGGCCCCCACCCCCCTATGCCTGCCCGCGCAGCGCGCAGCGTAAGGATAAGGCGCACGCGCGTCTTTGCTATAAACTTTAGTGAAAGAATTATCGGGCGGCATGAAAAAAAGTATTGACAAGCGCGGCAGGATTGGCGATAAAGGGTCATCGAAACAGCAAGACTAGCTGGCTCGGTAGGGGGAAACCCCGCGCTCTTTGAAACTGTGAAAAGACTAACACCTGAAACAGTGGTGTCCTGTCGACACCTTATGACATAAACATGGAGAATGTCATGTCCATCACTCTCACGCTGGAAGTTACCATCGAAGGCTTCAAGGATGAGGTTTCCGATAAGGGCAACTTCACGGCACGCGGTGTGTCGTTTGTCCTCAAGTCCGCCAAGGGCTGCGAAGCAGAGCAAATGGCCATCTTCACGCCGAGCCATGGCAATGCGGGAAGCATCCTTTTCCTGACAAAGGACAAGGGCCTCGTCGCCAAGGTGAACAAGGCCCGCGGCGCTCGCGGTTCTGAGTCCGACGAAATCGTCCGGCTCAAGGCTGAAGTTGCTGAGCTCAAGGCCCTCAGGGCCGAAATCGCTGAGCTCAAGGCTGCGAAAGCTGGCACGGCCGCTAAGAAACCGACCAGCGAGGCGGCACGCCTCAAGGCAGAGCTCGAGGCGCTGAAGGCGGCGAAGTAAGAACGGGGCGGGCCGCAAGGCCCGCCACCTTCACACAAAGGAAACAAGATGACCAAAGAAACCACAGGTGCGCTGCGCGATCGCCAGCGTAAAGTTGACGCCTACGTATCCAAGGAAGGCCAGAGGTCCGCGCAGCGCTACCTTGACGCCCATCCGCAGCCCTTACACAACTGGAACGCCATAGGGCAGGCGATCATAGGCGCGATCGCAGTTCTCCTCTTCCTTTACTTCCTCTTCGCTTAACACTAGCCCCATCCGAGAAATCGGGTGGGGCTTTCGCATGTCCGCTGCGCAGCAACCACAGGTGTGTAAAGGAGCGACGCGCAGCGCGCGATCGCGTGTTAAGTTTTGCTCGTTACACTCGCCATATGTCGGGAGCCTGTAGTTCGCGCTAGTGCTACGTGTAGGTTTACATATACCCATTTAGTCGGGGGTCTGTACCCTCTATAATGTAAAGCAAGCCTGTACTTTACACCCAGTAAGCTATTGAAAACAAACAACTATCTATTTTTGCTTTACATCAGCTTTACATTCGTCGTGTCAGGCTGTGCTGCCCTACCTGTGTTAAGTTAAGGTAATTTCCCAATGAAACCAAGGGCTTACCGGTGTTAACCAGAAGTAGAAAGTTAGTAAAGTATCTATACTATATATATTATATACGTTTTTTTAGATGATGCTCACCTATTTTCGTGAAAATTTCAGCTTTGTTAAGTTAGTAACTTAACACCTTTACACGTAAAGCTCCGACCCTTTCACAATTTGTGGGGGGTATCCTCTGATTTTTCGTAGATATTGTAGATAGTAAACCGAGTTTCTCAGCATTATCAATCACTTACACTATCTATTTTCCTAAATCGTGTAAAGATACTTCACCTACTTTTGGTGTTAAGTTTAGATAGTTACAGATACTTCGCGCATCCACTCGCGCAAAAACCCCCCCTTACCCCCCCAGCCCTTGACATCCTCGGCAGGCCGTGCTAACTTGAAAATCCCGATCGACCCCGTCCAACCGAAACTTGACATGGTCCGATCCGGGAAACTTAACACACACATATCAATAGGAACTACCACCATGGCTAATCGCTGGACCAAACTCGCTGCCCTTTCCGCCGACCTTTACACCAAGACGTTGACCGTCCGTCCTTTACATCGGTCCTATATCAGCCAAGCTGACGCCCTTTACGACTACACCGTAGGTCATGACTTCGTCGTGGTTGACCAGTCGTCCCCCCTTAACAACTGCCTGATCACTGTCTGTGATCGTCACGAGTTGAAGCGGACCTACGACCTGACCCACCTTAACATCAAGTACAATCCCGGCCTTACCTCGATCGAGGTGGCACTCTGATGCGCCTCTCCTTTACACCAACTCACCCCGACTACCTTGTGGTAGTTCCCGACTATCACCCCTCCTATGGACTGGCTGACAACACGAGAGCCAGAGTGATATGCCAAGTTAGGGTAGACAAGCTCCCTGTTAAGCAGGCTGCCGCCCTTAACAACCTCAGCCCGTCCACCGTCTACAAATGGCTGTTCGCCATCAACAAGGGTCTTTAACATGTACGGATCACCGTCGTTCTCCGCCATCGGCATCTCTAGCTACGACTCTGCTCTCCGGAAGTGGGAGAGCATCAAGCCGATCCGTGGTCGTAAGGACCAGAACAGTCGGCCCCTCTACCGTAGGGGGGACGACACCAAGACCATCCGTCAGCTTAACAACGGCAGCATTGCCTTCCGGCTCCACTCCACTGACGTGGTGACCTTCCATAAGGAGGGTGCTGTGGACCTCAGCCCCTATGCCTCAGTGACGACCAATGCCTTTGTCGGGGCTGTCTTCGGTTGGGGTACCCCCATCCATACTTACTGGTCAGACCGTGACTACCGCTTGCCTAACCATGTCACTGAGGTCGGCGGTCGGTACTACCACACCCCCAGCTTCGCCTCTCTCTACAGGGACGACACCACCCACAAGTGGGTTATGGCGGCTGGCAACGAGCCGTTCGAGGTCACCAGACTGGACAAGACCTTGACCAAGGAAGCACTCAACGACACCAACTACAACCAGTTCAAGCTATGGCTGGCCACTCAGATCAGGCTGGGCCTCGACCCTCGTCAGGGTGACAGTTGGCGTAGTGGTCCCTACGACTGGTCGGATCGTGAGGTCGGCCAATACCTGACCGTTGGCCCAGAGGGCTGGGACGAGTTGGTCAGACGTATGTCCAAGCGCTGTGAGGTCAGCCATGAACTGGGGGTGCTGCGCCGTGCTGTCTACAAGTATGCTGGGGCTGTCACCGTCACCGAGGTTCCTTACTTCGAGAACATCACCGAAATGAGCAGCGCCTTCTCCTCGACCCGTAAGTATGGGTAAGGTCGAAACCACCTTCGGGTGGTCTGGGTAGGGTGGCTCCCTGCTCACTGATGAGACAAGCCAACACACCTCAACACATAGGTACAACATGCGACCCACATTGCTCTCCGAGACGCTCAAGTCCCTTATCTCAATCAACCGGACCACGTCGATCGAAGGTCCTCCCGGTGGTGGTAAGACCACACTGGTCCGCGGTGCGACTAAGGACCTCGACCTGCACTACATCGAGAAGCATCTGCCGACCATGCTGGTCGAGGACTTCGGTGTGCCCGTCCTTGGGTCAGCCTACCTGACCTACCAGATTCCGGACTGGTTCCCCGCCAAGGGGTCACCCTATGACGATGGTCGTGGTGGTGTGCTCTGTATGGACGACGCCTCTCAGGCTCAGGCTGACATTCAGAAGGTGCTGGCCAACATCTGCCAAGCCCGTAACCTCCACGGGGTGCCTATCGCTGACAAC